TGGATGCAGAAAAAGAAGAAACTTTTGCTCCTGAAGCATCTGCAGACCCAGAAGGCGACGCTGAATTAGCAACAATGCGTGAGTATGTTGAGAAAGTAGCAGGTGGACACGGTGCTGAAACAAAAGGCGGTGCGGAATCTGCGGACAACAAAAAATCAGTTGTTGATAACATGAAAAATGACATGGGTGGCACTGCTGCTAACATCGCAAAAGGCGGTGAAGAGTCAGGTAAAAATGACGGCGGACTAGCAGACATTACACCTAAAGAAGAGAATGCAGGCAATGTTAACACGCCAGGTTCAAAGAATGCAACTAAAATGGACAGCACAAAAGGACACGGTGCTGAAAAAGCAGGTAGCAAAGAATCAGCGGATAACAAGCAATCAATTTTCCGTGGTCGTAGATAATAGAGGAGACTAAGGTTGAAAACTAACCTACAAGAACATCTGAGCTTCGATCAGGCTAAAATCGTCGTAGAGCGTGATGAAGGCGAGAATGGCAAAACGTTACACCTGAGTGGAATTTGCATTCAAGGTGATATACGCAATGCCAATCAACGCATTTATTCTTCTAAGGAGATTGACAGGGCTGTTACTACGCTCAACGAACAGATTTCTGGGGGGTATTCAGTGCTAGGTGAAGTTGATCATCCTCAAGATTTACGTATCAACCTCGACCGTGTTAGCCACATGATTACAAAAATGTGGATGGACGGTCCTAACGGCTACGGAAAACTTAAAATGCTTCCAACTCCAATGGGTCAATTAGTTTCGACCATGTTGGAGTCGGGAGTGAAACTAGGAGTTTCTAGTCGTGGATCAGGCGAAGTAGATCCAGGTGGTAATGTCAATGGATTTGAAATTATCACTGTGGATGTGGTAGCACAACCAAGTGCTCCAGGCGCCTATCCAACACCAGTTTATGAACACCTTATGAATAATAACGGTGGTTACGAGGCATTTAAAGTAGCACAAGAAGTCCAAGGCGACGCACAGGCACAACGATACATAGCAGAGAGCTTGAAAAAAATAATTCAAGGTCTTAAATCTTAAGGAGAATCACAATGCTAGATTTTGTAAAACAATTGTTCGAAAACAACGTGATTTCCGAAGAAACTAAGTCGGAGATTGAATCCGCTTGGGAAACTGCCGTTCAAGAAAACCGCGACACAATTTCTACACAATTACGTGAAGAATTCGCAACGAAGTATGAGCATGATAAGGGCGCGATGGTAGAAGCAGTAGAAAAGATGCTTTCAGACAGAATTACTGCTGAATTATCTGAATTTGCTGAAGACCGTCAAGGACTTATCGAAGCACGTGCCAAGTATGCTAAGAAAATTAAAGATGATTCTAAAGCAATGGAATCATTTGTTCTTAACAACCTTAAAAAGGAACTTGGTGAACTTCGCGAAGATCGTAAGAATGTAGCAAGTAATGTTGCTAAACTTGAATCTTTTATAGTGGACTCGTTAGCGAAAGAAATCGCAGAGTTCCATGCAGACAAAAAGGATCTTGCTGAAACCAAAGTTAAACTTGTTAGAGATAGCAAGGATAAGTTTGAAGCGGTGAAAAAAGAATTCATTGCTAAAGCAGCAACAGCCGTTCAGGAAACAGTATCAAAAGGACTGCGTTCTGAAATGTCACAATTAAAAGAGGATATCGAAGCAGCTCGTCGAAATGATTTTGGACGTAGAATCTTTGAAAGTTTCGCAAGTGAATATGCAACTAGCCATCTTAATGAAAAATCAGAAACTTCTAAACTTCTTAAAGTTGTAAAACAGAAAGAAGAAGCGGTTGCTGAAGCCACTGCAAATGCAGAGGAAGTTAAGAAACTGGTTGAGAGCAAAGACGCTGAGATCAAACGCATGAAAGATGCAGCCGCTAGAAAGGAAGTAATGTCAGAATTGATGTCACCTCTTTCTAAGGAAAAGCAAGAAGTAATGGGTGAACTCTTAGAATCTGTTCAAACAGATAAATTACACGCAGCCTTTGACAAATACATTCCAGCCGTAATGGAAGGTAATGTGCCGAAGAGGGACAAGGTAGCGTTGACAGAAGGCAAAGAAATTACAGGCGATAAACAGGCAGCACAAATCGGTGGTTCGGAGCAAAAAACCGCTGAGATATTTGACATCCGCAGGCTTGCGGGACTAAAAGTTTAAGGAGAACAAACAATGTCACAACTATTAGAGTCACGCTGGTCAGAAACCAAAGACGCCCTTTTAGAAGGTCTTCAAGGTAACAAGCGAACTGTTATGGCAACGACTCTGGAAAATACCCGTAAGTATTTGTCAGAGAGTGCTACAGCAGGCGCCACTTCTGCCGGCAACGTCGCAACATTAAACCGCGTCATATTACCAGTAATTAGACGTGTAATGCCAACTGTCATCGCAAATGAATTAGTTGGTGTTCAACCAATGACTGGACCAGTAGGGCAAATTCACACTCTACGTGTTCGTTATGCTGATGCATTCGATTCAACATCAGGAACAGACACAGTAGCAGGTGAAGAAGCACTATCACCATTCAAGATTGCAGAAGGATATTCTGGTGCTGCTAACGATAAGGCCGCTTCAACAGCCGCTTTAGAAGGACAGGCAGGTAACAGACTATCAATCCAAATCTTGAAACAAACAGTCGAAGCGAAGACACGTAAATTGTCAGCTCGCTGGACTTTTGAAGCAGCTCAAGATGCACAAGCTCAACAGGGTATTGACATCGAGGCTGAGATCATGGCAGCTCTTGCACAAGAGATTACTGCTGAAATTGATCAAGAGGTGATTGGTTCACTTAACACGCTTGCTGGCACAGCAGCGTTAACATACGACCAAGCAGCGGTATCAGGAACTGCTACTTTTGTTGGTGATGAGCATGCAGCACTTGCAGTTCAAATCAACAGAGTATCTAACTTGATTGCTCAAAGAACACGTCGTGGTGCAGGTAACTGGGCTGTTGTTTCACCAACAGTATTAACTCTGTTACAATCTGCAACAACTTCAGCGTTCGCAAGAACAACTGAAGGCACTTTTGAAGCACCAACAAACACTAAGTTTGTAGGAACTCTAAACAGTGCGATGAAGGTGTATGTAAACGGTTATGCTACATCAGACGATGTGTTAATTGGTTACAAAGGTTCAAGCGAATCAGACGCAGCAGCGTTCTACTGCCCATACATTCCATTAATGTCAAGCGGTGTGGTTCTTGATCCATCAACTTTTGAACCAGTAGTTTCGTTCATGACAAGATATGGTTATGTAGAGTTAACAAACACTGCATCATCTCTTGGTAATGCGGCTGACTACTTGGGTAAAGTTGGTGTTACATCAGCGAACCTACGTTTTGCGTAAGCAATAAATTACACTTTCGAGTGTTTAAAAGGGCGGCTTTATGTCGCCCTTTTTTTATGGCTTGACAATCTAGCAAAATGAGTGTTAAATACTAGTATGCAAGAGATTACAAGTCATAATGATTTTGACAAGTTAAGATCGCAACTAGACAAATGGCGAAAACGCTTTCCCATGTTTTCACATGATGTAAGGCGCATACAATCATCAATAGAAGTTCACATGAAAAATTACATGGAACATCTCATACGCTATAAACAGACCAAAAGCAATCACTGCATAGAAAAAGCACAGGAAGAAATAGACAAAATTAACGCACTAATGAACACAATTAGTAAAGTAGAGTTAATGGCAATTCTGAGCAAAGGATAAATACATATGTCTAATAAGTGTGCCGCAGGGCGGACTTATGCGGTAACCATCCGCGTAGACCTAGAACGTCAACTTAAGGAGAAACAAAATGGGAAGACCAATTCAAAAAAGAAAAATAGGACTAGGATCTGCAAAGATCGAAGTATCCGCTGCTAGATTTTCAACAGGCGGCGTTATTTCAGGTGATATTGCTGATCCTTTATACATTGATCGTCAGAGAGGATCGCTACAATTTTTAGTTAAGAACAATTCAAGTTCTGAAAAACTAAAACTAGTAGGAAAAGCAACACCGGCAGCAGGTGAGTTTAACATTCGCGTAACGGTAGATGATGATGCTGATACAAACTTAGATGACTCAGCAACATACTATGTAACCAAGTTACACAATAGAACAGTAAGTTGTCAGCCTGATAACGATCCAACAGGAATGATTCACTTACCATATCAATTAACAGCAACTGGTGATGATGCAATCCTAGGTGATGGATTCACACTTGCTAACATTGATGTTCAGAAGTAAACTATAGGAATAGATAATGTCTGAGTTTCTACAAACCAACGGCGATTATAATATAAAGACCCGAGAGGGAGGTATCATTAAACTTGATGTTGGCCCTCCAACCGCTGGAGGACAAGTAATTGTTACCGCTGACCTTATTGTTGAAGGTGACACTCTTACAGTAGAAGCAGAGAACTTAAATGTTCGAGACAATATTATTGAACTAAACTATGGCGAAACGGGTGCAGGTGTTTCTCTAAGATATTCTGGTTTACAGATTGATAGAGGAAGCCTGGATCCCGCTTCGTTCTTCTGGGATGAAAATGATGATTCGTTCAATCTAGCAACCGGTTCACCGGCAAGCACATTTAATTATAATAATTCAACTTTAAGACTCAAAAAGATCACAACTGATAGCGGTGATCCTGATTTAGTTTTAATTGGATACGGTGATGGTGTTATTACAGTAGCAGGAACTAACGATTATGAAAATCAAGTTACTGATGATGACGATATTCCAAACAAAAAATACGTAGATGATTCAATTAGAGATAATCCTACATTCCAAATTATTGACGATAACACAAGAGTTATTGTTAGTGACAAGGAAGTGTCGGGGTCGCTACAGTATCTAATTGATAATACTGGCTACAGCACGTTTGGCGAAAGTGCAGTAAGCGTATTAATTGACAATACACTTAACACGCAATTTTATGCAAACAGAGCAATAATACAGGGATTAGAATTTAACCAAAACGAATCAAACAATCCTACTATTTCTGTTAACAATACAAACGATAATATTTACTTACAAACCAACGGAACTGGTAAGGTTAGAACAAATTACGGACTGCAACTAGAACAAATTGCTGTAGATCCAGCATTTGTATCAGGGTCAACAATACAGTATGCCAAGGAACCAAGCATTGGTGATACCGGATTATTCTACAGAAATTCAAATAATACCACAGATGAATTGATAAGTAAAAATAAAGCATTGCTGTTTAGCATGATATTTTAAGGGAAAACAATGATTACAAGCCAACAATTAACGACTACAAGTATAACAAAAGTTTTCACTGCTTCGACAACAGGTGCAGCAGTTGGCGGCGGCGTTACAGCACAGGACAGAGCAGTAACTAACATTATACTTTGTAATACTGGCGCTGTAACTATCACAGACGAAACTGTTAACAAAACTGAAGTTGATATCTACCTAGTAAAAAGTGGTAACACTCCAGTAGTTGGAAATCAGATCGTTGCAAATTTAGCAATACCCGCAGGAGAAACAATTTTCTTTAGCGATGAAAAAATTATTTTAGATGGCGGAGATGAAATACACATTAAGGCCGATGATGCTAATTTGGTTACTGTGACAGTTAGTTCACTGCCTGTATAGGAAAAATAGATGAAGTTTTTAAAATCACAATATACATCTCGTTATAGTCCTAGTGACAATACCATTAGAGTAAACACCTATGGTAGAGCAGTCATGGATTTTAATGGTGGAGTGTTGTTACCAAAAGGAACAACAGCACAGCGTCCTCAACTTACTGGTGTTAGACAGCCTACTGATGCAAACGGCACCATTAGATACAACACAGACTTAAATGAGATCGAAGCATATGTCGGAGGCAACTGGGAAACAGTGAGAGCTCCGGGTGCAACAGCAATTTCAATCGAAACATTCGGACCTGGTAATTTATCAGATACTGTTTTTGGCCCGCTATCAAACGTTCCGGCTAGTGCTAATAATGTTATAGTGTTGGTTGAAAACGTAATGCAAATTCCAACAACTAATTTTACCCTTAATCAAAATCCTACCAGCACAGGAACGGGTGGAGGAGAAATTGACAGCGGTAACTTTACAATAGGTGTAGAGTATATTATAACTGCAACTGGCTCAACTGATTTTGTTGGCGAACACGGTGCAGCAGACAATAATCCTGGAACTACGTTTACGGCTGCCAGTATAGGAACTCCCGATGTAACAGGTCTTGCCAGACCAACAGGCTGGTATCTAACATTTGCGTCAGCAGTTCCAGTAGCAAAATATGTAACGGTATTCTTTGGATTTGCAAACTAGGGGGTAACACATGGCGCAATTGGGGCGAATTGGCGGACCGCTACTAGAACAAAACCTAGTAAGAAATAATATAGATTTAAAATTTTCAAACACAACGTTTGATTCAACTCCAGTCTTATTCATCGATGTTAATAACGGACGAATAGGTATCAAGGATGATACTCCTTCGTTTGATCTAGATATTAATAGTGATACTCGAACAACTAATATGATAGTTGATGATACTGCAAAAATAGATAATATTATTCCAAGATCCGATAGTTATTTTACAACAGTTGTTGGCCCTATAAACATAATGCCACAAACTGCTGGAAGTTACATTGAATTACAAAGAATGCATTCTGATGATTTAGAATTTAACGATAACACAATTAGTGGCCTAACTTCAAATCAATCAATAGAGTTAAAACCAAATGGAACAGGAACCGTTGAAGTATCTTCATCTACAAACATTTATGGTAACCTTAATATAACTGGTAACATAACACTTGACGGAAATTTAACAAAACTAGGAAATCTTACTGTAGGTGACGAACTATACGATCCAGATACAGGCCAAGGAGATACCGTAGAATTTGTTCCGGACTTTTCTCAATCAATTATTCCAGGAGATGACAACCTATGGGATTTAGGTAGAGATCAATTAGACTCTAGTCCAAGAAGATGGGACAATGTTTATGTTACTGATAATTTAGTAAATGCTGATAGAATAAATCCACAAGAAGTTTTTATAAGTGACCAACTGCATCTTAATGGTAGAACAAATGAAATTTTTGCAATGCAATCAAACGATCCTGTTGTTCTATCTCCTGATACTGGAATATATTACATTGAAAGCACACGCTGGCAGGAGATATCAGCATCTAGTTCTTCCGCAAGCATATCAGGAACTACACTTACAGTAGGAGGAACTATAACAGGATCATTTATTCCTGGAACACTATTAAGTGGAATTGGAATACGAGCAGGAACTATTATTACAGGCACTTCAACAGGAAGCGATAGTTCAGGAACTTATACTGTTAATGTAAATTATGACAGTGCAGGATCGAATCCCTCACCAACCGGAACTATTGCTATAACAGGAACAGTTGATGTGATTGAAAATTTAACGGATATAGGTGGTGGCCCTAGATTCACTCCAGAGACTCCATTAACTTTTACTTCAACAGGAATTGGATATCTTAGATTCATGGGAAATAATGCTTTCGTTATTCCATCAGGAACTGATGCAGAAAGACCTTCTACTTCTGAATTAGGTGACACTAGATGGAATACTGACCAAAACTATCTTGAATCATTCGCAGGAAGAATTAACATCGTAACAGCAGTAGGAAATGTATCAGGATTAACTAATCAAACTAAATCAGAGCTTACCGGCACCACTAGTGGCAACGGAACCAACGCAGAGTTTTCCATTAATATTGCATCAGGAGCAATAAACAGTGTTACAATCACAGATCAAGGTCAAGGATATAACACAGGAGATACTATTCTAATACTAGGAACAGAATTTACAGGAGGATCTAGTCCTGCAAATGATGTAACCATTACAGTAGGCGCTCAAATTAATGATGGTTATGAACTATCAACAGGTGGCGGCGCAGAAGTTAATGTTGCTCTTATGGAAGATCTAGGAGACATATACAGCCTAATGCTTGGCTAATCTTTCCTTTTGGCTAAATACTATTGTTAACGTAGACCAACGTTAATCTTTTACTGTGGTCAACTCGCAATGTAAGGTAGTTGGAGGGACAGGATCCCCGTGTATAAGGAGAGCAAATGGCGATTGGTCGTATAAGTGGTCCGCTCTTAAAGGCAAATCTCATACGTGATGGTGTGGATTTAACCTTTAGAAATGGAGCAAGTGACCCTGATATTTTGTATATTGATGTAAACAATGCTCGCATTGGTGTCAATAACTCAGCGCCTACAACTGACCTACACGTAACCGGATCCACAAGAACTACAACACTAACAGTAGACAACCAAGTAGATGTTGGTAACTTACACATTACCGGCAATACAATTTCAAGTGATTTAGACACTATTTCATTTGTGCCGTCAGGCGCAGATCCAGTTATCTATCATTCAAGATTACAAGTTGACGATCTTGAAATTGAAGGTAACACTATATCAACAACTAATTCAAATGCAACACTAGAGCTACGCCCTAACGGAACAGGAACACTAGAAGTTTTTGCCTCCACTAACATTGATGGAAACTTATATGTTTCTGGAAATATTGATGCAGATGGAGATGTAACTATTGGCGGCAATATTACGATTGGTGATGCACTAACTGATACAATACAAATTAATGCTGCTATCAAGAGTGATCTTATTCCTGAAACTGATAACACTTATAGTTTAGGAAGTCCAACATTTAGATGGAAGGAATTGTTTATTAACAATGTGGTTGCAGACAGTTTAACATTGGATACACTAGATGTTGGTAATTTGATGTTTCGTGATAACGAAATTACAACAACAACAGGTTTAGATTTATACATCAACGGTAATGGAACCGGCGGTGTAAGATTAGGTAATTTTAAAATAACTGATAATGTAATTGAAAATGTTTCGAGCGGCGCAATTACACAAATTACACAAACAGGAAACGGTTATTTTAAAATTGATACGACAAACGGTTTTGTTCCTCCGAGAGGAACAGACGCAGAAAGACCAAGTGCGTATGCAGTGGTTGGAATGACAAGATATAACACAACTTCAAAAGCCATTGAAGTATGGGACGGTGCTGCATGGGCTTCTCCAGCAGGTTCCTCTGGTGCGGTATCAGAAATTGTAGCGAATGACATTGGTGCGTCATTTGCATTAATGTTAGGATAAAGAAATATGCCAACGGTATTTAAACAGGATGTAGTAACAGGAGTAGGAATAACTCCGGTAGATATTCTACAAATTGGAGCGGGCGTTAGAGCAACAGTGGTAGGATGCAATCTATCAAATACTTCAGATTATGACATGGTAGTTTGTAATTTGTATGTAGTAGATGAAAATTCAACACAAGGTAATTATGCAAGGCAAGTTCCAATACCACCAGGGTCTAGTGCTAAAGTTATTACCAACGGTGAAAGATTAATATTGCCTGCAACGGCAGGGTTAAGACTAGAAACAGATACTGATGACAGCATTGATGTTACAGTAAGTTATGTGGAGATATCATAATGTCAACATACTATTTTGGACAAACCCCTGAAAATGCACTAGGAGATAGTCCTCGTTATCTATACATGATTAGACGCAATGATGATGGCGAAATTTATTTAAGAAGAGTTGATAATATTGTTGACAAGGATAGTGTTGATCTAAACTTGCCCGGACCACCAGCAGAAACTTTTGAAGATTTTGAACCAGGAATTGATTACTTTGACGGAGTTAAAGCAGATCACGAAAAAGAATATGACAATATGTATTACACACAATATAGATGGGATAATAGAAGTATTCTATATTATGTAGATAGCGAAGGTATGTTAGTTCAAAGAATAAATCAGAACTATGAATATCCAACAGGAACCTCAAGTAACGGATAAAACAGATGGCAGAATATAAAATAAGTAGACTTAGATATACCTGGAAAGGTGCATGGACAACTAGCCAAGAATATCAAAAAGATGATGTTGTAAGTTTTGGCGGGTCTACCTGGGTATGTTTTAGAAAACACACAGCATCTGCTTTTCAAAATGACCAAGAATATCTAGCAAATCCAGGCGATAGCGGATACACACCAGCATGGATCAAGATGACAGATGGTAGAAAATTCCGTCATGCATGGGTTCCAAGTGGAGAACTTTATTCCCCAGGCGATACAGTATTATACAAGGGTGTAATTTATCTAGCAATTGAAAGTCATACTTCAGATGCAACATTTTTAGATAATGCAGATAAATGGGCTGAATATGTTTCTGCATTAGCATGGGCAAACGATTGGTCTCCACTTACACGATACGGTATTGGAGATATAGTCCAGTATAACGGTATAGTTTACAAGTGTATTGCTGAACACACTTCATTATCAACAACACTAGGTTTAGAACTTGGAAATCAAGATGGTAATAACGACAGCACTGCTGAGTTATGGGAAGTATACTACGAAGGAATTCAATATCGAGGAGATTGGACTGACGGTATTAGATACACACAGAACGATTTGGTCAAGTATGGCGGAAGCATTTTAAGATGCACAGAAGGACACTCTGCTGAAACTTCAATTGATAATGACAAATTCCAAAACGAATTTCTAGGATTCAACTTCTATGACAATTGGTCTTCTAGTGTTTACTATGCAGTAGGAGATGTAGTCAGACATGGAGGATATGTGTATGTTGCAAAGATCAATAACAATGATATAAATCCAGCAACATCAATATACGGTCAACCATCTCCTGACACGTCTTGGTCACTGATATCCAAGGCAGTTAGATTAAGAGGAAATTGGTCTACAAATACTGATTACCTTACAGGCGATTTAGTAAGAAGAGGCGGATATTTATATGTTGCTCTACTAGATACTACTATCAGTTCAGATGACGGAAGCACACTAGACTATCTCGATTCATCTAACTGGGAAATTGTGGTTGCAGGCGATAATTGGACATCAAGTTGGTCAGCAGTTAATAATTATGAAATTGGTGACTTGGTATTATTTCTTGGTAATGTTTACAGATGTAATATAGCCCATCCAGCAGACAATACAAACTATCCGGGAGATAATGGTAACGGATTTTATTATTGGGATCTTGTGTTACAAGCCGGAGATAATGTCGGACTTAGTGCACCGGGAGATTTACTAACATATGATCTTTCAAGAGAACTAGCAGGTGACGGATCAACATTTGGTGCAACCAACGTTCCTATAGGAACAGCCAACCAAGTTGTTCATGTTACTGACGAAATAAGAGTTGGATATAAACAGTTTGGAGTTATACAAAAAGTAGTTTATGTTAGTTCAGACGACAGAATTGCACTAGACGACGAAACTGATTCTGATAGAGGAACTAGTGCTGACAGCCCATATAGAACTTTAAGATTTGCCTGCGAACAGGTTGCAAAATCAACTGATTATGAGCTAACAACGATCAAAGTAGCAACAGGAATCTATCATGAAATTTTACCTATCATCGTTCCAGCAGGAGTAGCAATTCAAGGAAGTGAACTAAGATCAACAACAGTTAAACCATTACCGGCAGTTGCTTCATTAGCCAATGATAGTGCCTATCAAAAAACAGCACTGGGTAGACTTAAATCTATATTAGGAAGCATACTACAATTAACATCCTTTACAAAATCACCAGGCAATGATCAAAGTCAGATAATATCAGTAAGTGGTTTAGAAAATGTTAGTTTTTCACCACCCGTATTTGACTTTAATCTAAATGAACAATATGACGATGTTGTTCCAACAGATATTATTACTGAAGTGCAAGATACTGTTGATACGGCTACTGATTATATTACATTTTACTTAGATAGCTCAGGAGCAGAGCCAACATTATCCGGAACAAATACTAGAGAAACCTCCAGTAACGCATACGGAAATATTGAAAAGATTATTACAGCAAACAGAGAATTTATAATTGCAGAAATGATTGCATTTGTTAAACAAACATATCCGTCGTATGTTGTCGACGAATTTTATTATGATAAGTTTGGCAGACATTTTGTAGACGCAGTTATAAATGATACACTGTATCCAGGAACTTATCATATGATCGAAGCAGCAAGATATTATAAAAATGCTGTTTTAGGATCTTCCTCGGACGACATGTTCTATGTTAGAAATTCAACAGGAATTAGAGATTTAACAACTAAAGGATTAACAGGAACCTTAAACCCGCCTAACGTATTTGAACTATACCAAAGACCAACCGGTGGATCATTTGTATCTCTCGATCCAGGCTGGGGACCTAATGATGATAGAACGTGGATTACTACTAGATCTCCATATATACAAAACGTAACTACATTTGGTGACAATTGTATTGGACAGAAAATTGACGGAGCGTTACATGCCGGCGGCAACAAATCAATAGTATCAAACGATTTTACGCAAGTATGTAGCGACGGAATTGGTGCGTGGGTATTGAACAACGGACGTGCAGAATTAGTATCAGTGTTTACCTATTATGCACAGATTGGTATGTTCGCTGAAGACGGCGGAGTTATCAGGGCAACCAACGGAAACTCATCCTATGGTAGTTTTGGTGCAGTAGCAGATGGTAATGACCCAACTGAAACTCCTGCATTTGCAGAAGTTGATACTAGAACCACCCAAGCAACTATTGCATCGGCTTTTGCAGGCGAAGTGAATGACGAAATTTTAATACTAGAATATGAAAATGCAGGAGAGAATTATTCTTTTGCAAATTACACATTTGTTGGTTCAGGTGTTAATGCACAAGTAGTGCAGGATGAATTTAGAGACAATGCTGTTTTTGAAGCACTTCTCAAAAATGCTCCCGGAGACAGTGGAGGAACAATAGGCGGTCTTGCTTATTCGCTGAAAGGTAACAATGCACAGTTAGGAACAACAACAACACTTACTCTTGCATCAAACGATGACAGCGAAGAATCAGAATTACTTGGGTTGAGGGTTATTATTACAAGTGGTAAGGGTGCAGGACAGTATGGGTATGTGACAGGATTTAATCCTATTTCAAAGGTGTTGAACGTTGCCAAAGAAACTGACGATACTGCAGGGTGGGATCATGTTATTCCAGGAACTCCAATCCAAACACAATTATTCACTGATAACACATATAGATTTGAACCTAGAGTTACATTTAGTCACCCTGGGTTTACGGCTTCAGATGTTAATCTAGGCGATAGCGGAAAATGGGTTGATATAGCATATGGCGAAACCAAAGAAACATATCTGGCAGTAACCGGCGGCGCAGGAACAGGAGTAACTCTAGGAATCATACCAATTACCGCAGAATTTACTGTAGATAAGGTCGGAAGGAAATACGAAGTAACAGTGACTAATCCAGGTGCAGGATATGAAGTAGGACAAACAGTTACAATTAGCGGCGATGATGTTGGGGGAGTTGACGGTGAACACGATGTTGTAATAACTATAACAGCAACATCAGACGATAGCACAAACAGCATTTTAGGATTTACTCATATAGGAACAGCTCAAAGTGGTAGATTTGTTGCAATAGAAACAGACGGGGATACATTTTCTTATTCTGAAGACGGGGATAGTTGGACTACAGGAACTCTTCCTGTGTCAGCAGACTGGTCATCAATTGCTGCCGGCGACAATAAGTTTGTAGCCATAAGAAAAGGATCAACAGGAGCAGCATATTCAGAAGACGGAAAGACTTGGTCTACTAGATCACTTCCTAGCTCTTCTCAATGGAATGCTGTAACATTTGGTAGATTAAACAATGGCGCAAGCGGTTTATTTGTTGCAATAGCAGGCGACGGCGATGCTGGCGCATTTAGCACCGATGGAAAAAATTGGACGGCAACTACACTTCCGGATATAGGCGATTCTAGTTTTAATGAATGGGTTGATATTGCATATGGAAAGAATAAATTTGTAGCAATTGCTAACAGTGGTAACTTTGCGGCTGTAGGAACATACAGTTCAGTAACAGGAACCATGACATGGCAAACATTTGTAATGGATGTAATTGCAGATTCAACCATAAAAGATTGGCAGAGTGTCACATACGGAAATAATAGATTCGTAGCCGTATCTGGAACCGGCGAAATTGCTTATAGTTTTGATGGTGAAGATTGGCTACCAGCAACAATGCCAACACAGGATGGTTCAACAGCCCACTTCTGGAAAAAAATTAGATATGGCCAAGGCGTATTCTTTGCGGTGGGTGATAGTGGAACAAATAGGGCAATAGGAGGTGACATTCCTCCAGCCGTTGATAGTAATTTTTCAGCAACTTCAGAAGATGGAGTTCATTGGACAACTAGAACACTCACACAAAATGCGAAATGGGAAAGTGTTGCATTTGGTAATCCGGATATTACACTAGGAGATTCTACAACACAATCAAACAGCACAGGAATGTGGGTAGCAGTTGCATACGGATTAGATCATGGGTCTAAAGTATTGACAGGTGCGCAGGCTCAAGGTAGAGCAATCGTAGAAGCAGGATCCATAGATAAAGTTAGATTATGGAATGTTGGATCTGGATATTCTTCCCCTCCTACTGTATCATTTACTGATCCTGCAAATACTGCTGATGCATATGTCGAAGTTAGAACCGGAGATGCAGTTCTTGCACAACCGAGCTGGATTAACAGAGGTGTTGGATATAGAACATCTACTACACAGGTCACATTACTTGGAGACGGATTTGCCGATGTTATACCGAGCGATCAGTTTGTTAGTGTGAGCGGATTAGCGTTATTACCAGGACCTGGCACACAGTTTAGATTTAGAGGGGATACCTCAACCTTCTACACAGTAATTACAACAGCATTAGAAAGCACCGATGCTGACGGAACGATAACTGGTAGATTTAGAGTTTCTCCCGAATTAACTGTTGATGATTTCCTAGAACATACATCGCAGGTTGAAATTAGAGAAAGGTATTCACAGGTTAGAATTAGCGGACATGACTTCTTGGATGTAGGATCCGGTAACTTTACTGAAACAAATTATCCTACTATATACACATCAGGAGAAAACTATGCTTCTGCACCAGAAAATGAAGTCTTAGAATTAGATGGTGGACGTGTATTCTATACATCCACTGACCAATCAGGTAACTTTAGAACAGGTGAATTATTCCAGGTTGAGCAAGCAACTGGTATCGTTACAATTAGTGCAGACTTCTTTGATCTAAAAGGTCTAACAGAACTTGCGCTAGGTGGTGTAAGACTAGGTGGATCAGGAACTGTTGTTAGAGAGTTTTCAACAGACCCTGCATTTACCGCTGATTCAAATAATATTGTTCCTACGCAGAGAGCAATTAAAGCCTATCTACAAAATAGGTTAAACGTTGGTGGATCAGATCTACTAACGGCTAGTTTTATTGCGGGAACTGTAAAGGTTGGTCCTAATTTAATTGGTAATGTTGCAGGAATTGAAGTTCAAATTCCTAAACTTGCAGATTTTTCAGGAGCAGGCGCAGAAATAAGTGGTAGCATGATGGCTCAAACAATGTTTTTTAGATCTTTTGATCCAGAGTAAAGGTAGGTAACAATGCAACGTATTGATAAATATAACATAACAAGCGGAAACGACAATGGCAGAATTTAAACTAGGTAGAATTAGATTTGTATGGAAGGGCGACTGGGCTCCTTCTACAACATATTACGTTGATGATGTAATTAGATACGGAGGAAGAACGTATATTTGTTCCGTAGGACATACATCGGCATTGGATTTTTATACAGATTTAGACTTCAGTCCTACTAAATGGAATCAAATGAGTGACGGCCAGGAATGGCGCGGTGATTGGACAATCAGCACATTCTACAAGGAACAGGACATTGTTAAGTATGGTGCTAATTTATATATCTGCACAGATTCACACACATCAAACTCTGCAACAGATTCAGGAGTGGCGGGAGAAGAAACAGCAACAGGTTTAGAAGCCAATGAAACAGAATGGGATATTTTTGCAGAAGGACTAGACTGGAAGGGTGACTGGACTCCTAACACAAGATATAAAGAAAATGATTTAGTCAAGTATGGCGGATATACATACGTTGCAGTATCAGGACACTATTCTTCAGCAGATATAACATCTGGATTAGAAGCACAAACCATATACTGGCAGACATTTAATCAAGGTCTGGACTACAAGGGAGACTGGGTTGCTGCAACTAGATACAAAGTTAATGATGTTGTCAAACAGGGTGCCGGATCTTGGATTTGTATAGTTGCACACACTGCTGATGCATCTACGTTTGGAAATGATGTTACATCAAACTATTGGGATCAATTTGTAGAAGGATTCGAATTTGAGAATGACTGGTCAGTTGCAACAACCTATCAAAACGGTGATGTTGTAACATATGGTGGTAACCAATACCTATCAAAAACTATTAATACTGGTCAAACACCATCTACATCCTCAGTCAATTGGGACATCTTTTCAGAAGGATTAAAATACAGAGCATCTTGGAGCATTTCAACAAGTTACAAGATTGGCGATGTTGTAAGACTCAATGGTTATACCTATAGAGCATTAACAGATTCACCATCGACTTCGATGACTATTACTGCGTCAAACAGTATAGGAAATCTTTATACTGCAAATGACACAACGGGTGTAGTTGCCAATATGGCAATTAAATTTAGCGGAACTACTTTTGGTGGAATACTAGCCGATGCAACCTATTACGTTAAAACTGTAGTATCGCCAACACAATTTACAATTTCAACAACTCCAGGCGGGACAGTGTTTACACTTTCGACCGCCAGTGGATCGATGACTGCAGAAGCAGGAGCAGTTCCGCCTAACTCTAGTTACTGGAATCTTTTAAACAGTGGTATAAGTTGGCAAGGCGAATGGCAAGATGATGTAGAATATGTGCTAGGGGACTCTGTAAGATTTGGATCAAATGCATATATTTGTATATTAGCACATAGATCAGAAGGTGATGACGGCTCAACAATTGGAGTTGAAGGCGGCGGCGCAGATAATTCAAGACCTGATCAAGATACTACAGGAACATACTGGAACGTATTGAGTATTGGTAGTGACACTGACATTCTTACAACACAGGGTGATTTAGTTTATTACTCAGGCGCAGGACCAACAAGACTTCCTATCGGAACAGCAGGACAAGTTTTAAGATCAGATGGAACATATCCTGAATGGGTAACACTAGGACAAGTAGATCAAGTTTACTATGTGGCTCCAAGCGGAACAGATAGTCCAGCACCGGGGTATGGTGTAACTCTAGATAAACCTTTTAAAACAATACGCTATGCTTGTGAACAGGTAGAAAACGGACCAAGAAATCCTAATGCACAACGTCTATTAGAAATGAATAGAGTATTCTTACAAAGAGAAACTTCTAGTTGGATTGAAGCACAGGTTACAGCAGGATCTGGAATTTGGTCAGGATTTGATTATGATGAATACAAGTGTGAAAGAGACGTTGGATTTATCATCGATAGACTTATTTGGGATATCGGCCATGGCGGAAATCTTAAAGTAAGGGCAGCGGCACTTTCTTTTGTAAATGGTTTTAGTGCTGACGGAGAATTTTCAGACGCATCAGAAGATAAAGTTTATGCCGGAGCAGGTCTAGCAGCAGAAGCAGAACAGTCAGTTGCAGCCTACACATATTTACAAACAATTATTGGTAATGTTTTAGCAAACGAAGCACCAGCAGTTGCTTACCAAGACGGTAGTGACTCATCTGCTGTTGCAGCACAATACATTGATACAGATTACACATCAGAAGCAGGTGTAACGACTACTATTACAGCACTAATGAAAATTGTTACTGACACAATCACAGCAGGTGATACTAGTGCTATACCAGAAAGATTAGTTCCTAATGTGTTAATTAATGTTAAAGCAGGACAATACAGAGAAGTATTACCAATTATTGTTCCGGCAGAAACATGTATATTAGGTGACGAAGTTAGATCTACAAATGTTAGGGCAGCAGCAGCAAGTGATAGAACTACGGACATTACTGATGCATTTTATACTGTTGGAACATTTAATCACTTTGCAGACATTGCGTCTAAAGTGGTTGCTGGAACAACCGTAACTCCTTCTTCAGGAAATACAACTGCACAGGATCAAACATGGCCATTGGCTGACGATAGTGAAACTGGAGATGTAGTTGCTAAACTTGTAAATGTTATGAAGGAACAGGTTGATTTTAGACTTGGAACAAAACATACAACAACACTAGTTGATCCTACAGGATATAACAGTTCATATCTAGTTGGCTACGGAACTGCGAGAAAGAATATTACACTAAACAAAAAATTCTTCCAGGAAGAAATTGTTCAATATATTACCAACAACTATCCTACACTAAAATATAGTAAGACAAAATGTAAACAGGATGTTGGATATATCATTGATGCATTAAGTTATGACCTAACATATGGCGGACATTTCCAAACTTTAAATGCTGCAAGAGCATATTGGGACGGAACTAGTTCAGTTAGGGCATTATCAGAAGCAACGGTTCCTCAAACTATTGCAGCATACAGACATTTAAAAAGTATTTTAAGCCAAGTAGTAAGAAACACAAATATTTCAGAACTACAATCAACTGTTTCGCAGTATTTCAATACAGATGCAGGCACAGGTGCTGAAACGTTTGTAGAAAATAATTTTGATATTATTCTTAATACACTTGCTGGCGATTCAACAGGTGCAGATTTACCGAGTATTACTATCTCAGATATTGCATCAAACGTTATTTCAACAGCAGCAGCTCACGGACTACAAGTTGGTGATACAATAACTCCGCTTGAATCAGATAAAAATCTAGTAGCAAATGAAAAATATTGGGTAATTACTGTTCCAGCAACTGACGAAATGACCATTAGTGAAACATTTGGTGGATCTACATTTACGCTGGTTGACGGTTCTGGGTTAAGCATACCTGCACACAAAGAAGATTTACCAGCAGTAACGAATGCTGTAAGTTCAACAACAGCACTTATCACCGCTGCAGAGACCTTAGATGCGCAGCAAGAGGCCCTTGTAACACTGGTTGATACTTATATCTCAACTGAATATCCTACATTAGAATACAACGAAGCCAAGTGTAAGAGAGATACAAGACTAATTCTTGAAGCAGTAATGTTTGACTTTATGTTAGGTGACGGGTCGGGAAATGCATCAACTGATTTTGCAACACACATTGCAGGGTTATCATACTTGAGAAGCACATCAAGTGATGTGTATACGTTAGGACAAAAGGCAGCAACAAGAGCAGCATATCAATATCTAGCAACAGTAATTGCTGGCGATACTGCAACATATCTAAATAGTAATGCAACAGCGGCTGCAAGAGTTGCTTCTCTAATGGACAAACTTGATACTATATTCTACGGATCAACAAATGAAGGAAGCGTGTGTCAAACAGATTTAAGAGTTAGAGATTATGCTTCATTAAAATTAGAGCAGAATAGAGCATTCCTAAAAGCAGAAATGTCTGCATACATCGATAACGAATACAGCGACACTGTTACAAATACAACAGCGTCAACTAATATAATTACGGTTAGCGGAAATACAAACTGGTTAATTAGAGATGCAGCGATTGAATTTACAGGAACTACATTTGGTGGAATTACAGCAGGAACTACCTACTATGTTCAGGATGTAAAAAGTTCAACGACATTTACAATTTCTGAAACTAGAAATTCAAATACACCGTTGACGCTAACAACAGCGAGCGGTAGTTGTGAAGTTGAAATTACATACAACGAAACTCTATGCCAGAGAGACGTAGACACATATATTGATGCACTTAAATGGGATATTAAATGGCTTTCTAATTATAAATCAAGATATGTTTCAAGATACTATGCTAATGCAGTCCTTGGATCACAAGAAGAAGACATGTATTATCTAAGAAACGGAACGGGTATTAGAAACCAAACCTTGGATGGATTGAACGGTGATGTCCTTCCAGAAAACGAATACGGAACTTCAAGAGTATCCGCAGGTGCATACTGCTCATTGGATCCAGGTTGGGGACCAGATGACTTTAGAACTTGGATTATTGCACGTTCACCTTACGTTCAAAACAATACAACGTTTGGTTACGCAGCAACTGGCCAAAAGATTGACGGATCGCTACATGCCGGCGGCAATGATTCGATCGTATCAAACGACTTTACACAGGTTATTAGTGACGGTATTGGCGCTCACATTCTTAACAATGGTAGAGCAGAACTTGTATCAGTGTTTACATACTACTCACATGTTGGATATCTAGCAGAAAGTGGTGGTAGAATTAGAGGAACCAACGGTAACAACTCATACGGTGACTTTGGTTCTGTTGCTGAAGGCTTTGACGCAGATGAAACTCCAGGAACTGCTATAGTTGATAACAAATTCCAATACGAAGCAACGATAGGCAACACAGTTACTGACGGAGCCAACGAGGTTGTGAGCCTTGAGTTTACCAATGCAGGATCAGATTATACTGAGGCTACATGGGGAATATTTGGGGCAGGCGCTAATGCGGCTACAACTGCTGATGAATTTAGAGACGGCGCAGTCTTTACTGTTGATTTACTTGATAACGTTGACGATTCAACAACTGCTCCTGAAGCAGATGGAAACTATGGTGGGTTTGGATATATCACAAATTCAAATACAGCACAGGGTGGAACATCAAGTTCGGTCACCATTGCTGCAACAGATTCGGAAACTAGTCTAGCATACATAGGAATGAAATTAATACTTACAGGCGGCGCAGGTGTTGGACAGTATGGTATAATCGATTCATACAATTCAGGAACTAAGATTGCAGGTATAGTTAAAGAATCAGACGGTTCAAGCGGGTTTGATCACTTTATTCCAGGAACAACTATTGCTTCCCCGGATGCATCAACAACATATACAATTGAACCAGCGATTTCGTTTACCGCACCAGCATTTAGTTCGACTGCTAGGTCGTTGACAACAACAACTACTTGGGCAGATATTGCATATGCTCCTATATACACAAGTTATTTAAATACTATTCCTGGCACATATACAGGCGACGGAGAAAATGCTACTTTTGATATATTCAGAAAAGGAACAAAGTATGTTGTTCAGATTAAGGATGGCGGATCTGGTTATTCTAGACTTGAAACTATAACGATTTTAGGAACATCGCTAGGCGGAGCAACTACTGCAAATGATTTAACAATTACTATTACTTCAGTAAACAGTGTTAATGGAGAAATACAAGCAGTTGATATTGCTGGTTATGCAGCAGGCGGAAATTTCCTTGCTCTTCCGAGTGCAAGTGGTAACACTGTAAACTACAGCGGTAACGGCAATAGTTGGTCAGCAGTTACAACACTTCCAGTATCAACTACTTGGACCAGTATTGCTGGTGGAAAACTAACAATAACAGAAACTGCTACAAATTTTGTGACTGGTAGATCCTACGAAATAACAGACAGTGGCGACACACCTTGGTTATCGATCGGGTCTTCTTCAATCCTTGCAGGAACATTCTTTACAGCAACGGGTCCTGGAACATTTACAACAACAGCAGGTGAAGCAAAACCAATTGCAGCAAGATTAATAGCGATTGCAGGCGGTTCTGGAATTGACGATACTGCTTATTCGGAAGATGGCGGCGAAACATGGACTGCGGGCGGCAACTTGCCAAGCACAGGATCATGGAACGCAGTGGCATACGGTGACGGAAGATGGATGGCCATTGAAGGCGGAACTACTAATGCAGCAATTACAGAAGACGGCGGAGTAACATGGACTGCAACAACAGCACTACCAAGTTCAGCAACTTGGTCAGATGTTGCATACGGTGGCGGAAGATGGGTAGTAATAGCAACAGGCGGAACAGCAGTTGCATACTCAGATGATGATGGTGATACATGGTCATCAGGCTCAGGATTGTCAAGTTCAGATTGGACATCAGTTGCGTGGGGTAACAATAGATTTGTTGCAGTTTCTAATACAACGGGAACTAAAGCAGCGATAAGCATAGACTACGGTGCAACTTGGACTGAAACAACACTTCCTGCATCCAAGGACTGGACTCATGTAACATACGGACAGGGTGTATTCCTTGCTGTTACTGATACAGATAATACGGGTGCTACATCAGAAGACGGTATTTTATGGACTTCTAGAACAATGAGCACCAGCGCAAACGGTTTTGTAGCCAGTGTTCACGGAAATCCAAATCAATCAGGATCTTTTGTATCAATAGCAGGCACTTCTGGAACGGTGGCTAGCCAAACACTTGCTGGTGCAACAACAAGAGCAAGAGCAGCAGTTGCTGAAAATAAAATATTTGCAATTAGACTGCTTGAACCTGGTTCAGGATATTCGACAGCACCAACTATAACTATTACTGATCCGAATAATACATTTGAAGCACCTACCGAAGTTAAAATTGGTAATGGAGCATTGTCACAACCTAGTTGGACTAATAGAGGAACAGGCTACATTAGTGCGAGTGCTGACTTAGATACCGGAGACGGGTATGCAGAATTCCAACAAGAAGGACAGTTTATTGCGGTAAGAAGATTAACAGAAAGACCAGTTCCTGGTTCAAATGTTGTGTTTGGACACAAACCAAACACAGTTTATAAATTGGTTCAGGTTCTTACATTGTTGGGCGAGTATGACGGATCATACACTGCATTCCTACAGGTAGCACCTAACGTAACCGTATTTGATAGTCCACCAGACGGAACTTCAGTTACTACTAGGATTAGATATTCTCAGGTTAGATTAACAGGACACGATTTCCTAGACATCGGAACTGGTAACTTTACTGAAACTAACTATCCAGGAACACCTACACAGGTTCCAGTCCAGGCTCAAGAAACTAGAGATAGCGATGGAGGTAGAGTATTCTACACCACAACTGACCAAGATGGTAACTTCAGAGTTGGTGATCTGTTTACAATTGAACAATCAACTGGTGTTGCAACATTGAATGCTGATGCATTTAATATTTCAGGACTACAGGAACTTACACTGGGTGAAGTAACACTAGGTGGAGGCTCAGCAAGTATTACTGAATTCTCAACAGATCCGTTCTTTACTGCAAACAGTGATAGTGTTGTTCCTACGCAGAGAGCAATTAAGGCATACATTAGTTCACAAATTGGTGGCGGTGGTGCATCACTTAATGTTAACAGCGTAACTGCTGGATTTGTTTATATCGCCAATAATCAAATTACAACCACAACCGGCGATATAATTAAAATGCAGGCTAAATTTAATTTCCAAGGAGGAGTTACAGGGCTTCCAATAGCGTTTAACTACTTTTTGACATAAATAACTATGGAGAACAAATAAATGGCAACAGGAATATTAGGAACACAGCGCGATCTAACCGGGTTAACATACACTGAGGTGTATACTTGCCCTTCGGATACGTTTGCAGTAGCAGCACTTTCCGTGTTAAATAGGGGTGCATCAAATGTTACCGTTAGAATAGCAATTACCACGCAAACACCTCCAAGCGCACCAACAAACGCAGAATTCATCGAATACGATGTAACACTTGCTCCAAGTGGTGTATTGGAAAGAACAGGTATTGTTTTACAGGCTGGCAAGATTTTATCAGTCTATTCAAGCAACACCGGTGTTTCAGTGACTGCTATGGGTATTGAAACAGCAACAGCATAAGGACAATAGGAAAGCAAAATGGCAAGAAGACAGCATGGTGGTATAGCAGGTGGTTCAGGAATGGGTGGTTTCACCATCATTGAAAATACACTAACAGCCGTAGACAACACTGATATTACAATTGATCCAGAAGGAACTGGTGTTTTCAGCGTTGATGGTCCTCAACAAATAAGATCAGCCAACGATTTAAGATTTGCGGATAGTGATAGCAGTAATTACGTTGCATTTAAGTCTCCTGCCACAGTTGGATCAAATGTAACATGGACACTTCCGGATGCAGATGCAACAGCAGCAAATCAATCTTTAGTATCAAACGCATCAGGAACACTTAGTTGGGTAACAACAGGTGCACAGATTGCTGAGGATTCTTCGGATACAGATCCAAACTATCCTATTTTTGGATTAGCAACAAGCGGAACACTGTTAAATGTTAAAACAGCAAGTTCAAGATTAAAATACTATCCGGATCCGGGAAGATTAGAGGCAGTAGAAGGAACATTTAGCGGAACGGTAAGATCACTAAGACAGGAAGTGACATACACTGCAAGTCATACACTAGCACTGACTGATCAGGACAAAGTAGTTACTATGAATAATCCTACTGCTGCAACACTCACAATTCCAAGTAATGCTACAGCAGCCTTTCCAATAGGAGCGGTGGTATATATATACAGAACATCAACAGCAGACTCAGTTACAATAGCAGCAGAAGGCGGAGTAACTCTGAACAAGACAGGAACTATTGCAACAAGCGAAGAATTTTACATAAGAAAGAGATCAACTAATGAGTGGAACATTGTGGATGTTCCTAAGAATCTTAGCGCATCAGCAACTGGTGGAACTCCAAGTGCAGCGGCAGGATTTAGTATCTTTACATTTACAAGCACTGGAGGAGGAACGTTATCAGTATCATAACGTATAACGGAGACAAAATATGCCATTTATAAGTTCACTAAGAAAAAACCATGATGTGCCCGCAAGCACAAAAAATTCAGATGTATTTGAAGTTACTGGAGGTAACTCAGTAATAACTGCTGGTGGATATGTTATACACATGTTTACCAATACAGAAGAAGCACACAATTTTACGGTAACAAACACCCATGCCAACAACCCAGCCATGGCACATCTACAATCAGCAACACTTGATATAGAGTGGTTATTGATTGGCGGTGGTGGCGGTGGTGGCTGCATCGGTGGTGGTGGTGGAGCCGGAGGCTACGTTGAAGGCTCGAGCTCAGTATCGGCAGGTTCATTTCCAGTTGGCGTCGGTGGTGGCGGTGAAGGTTCAACAAACTATTCAAGCACACCAATTGGAACAGCAGGCGGAAATTCTACATTTAACGGTTTAACAGCCAACGGCGGCGGTCGAGGAGGATCATGGCAGGGTCCGACTACAGGCCAGTCAGGCGGCTCAGGAGGCGGCGGCACTGGACCCTCTGATCCCTCTGGTAGTGGCGGACCAGCATCACAACCAGGAGTATCAAACACTGGTTCGACGTTCAATACTGGCGCAAATGGTTATAATTGTGGAAACCTCACAAGCGGCACTGGATCAGGAACGCACACCGGCGGTGGTGGCGGTGGTGGTGGTGGAAACCCTAACGGACGCCAGGGCGGTTCAGGAAGATCTTCATCAATTTCGGGATCTGCTGTTGTTAGAGCAGGTGGCGGAGGTGGCGGAAGCCACGTCAGCGGAACGCAGAGTTCATGGACCACAACACAGGGCGGGCATCCAGGCGGCGCTGGTAGAGGCTCCTCATCGGATGCACAGTTTAGACCCAACGGCGGCGGCGAATCAGGAACCAACGGCAGAGGCGCTGGCGGTGGTGGTGGCTACTACACGGGCGGTGGAACATCAAACGGTGGAACAGGCGGTTCAGGAATCGTAATCATTAGATATCCGCAATAGTGTTGTTTAGTTATAGATATTTTTCTTAAGATATTCGTATAGTGTGGGTTGGAGTTTTGCTTCTTCCCACACTTTTTTTATGAGTTCGTGACGATCATTAAAAAACTCCGCAAAATCTTCTTTGAAATTAGCATCTTCCTCATATTGCCAATTTAATACATCAATGCTATCAACAAGATGATGATTCATTCCAGTGGATATCCATATTAATCCAAGGCCTGTGCTTAAAGAATCCTTACTGAAGTTTTTGGTATTCATATAATCAAAAAATCCCACTCCGTTATGACTGTGTTTTAAATTTATCATTTCTCGATCATATACTCTATTGTTATTTGCCTTCCAATATTCGGTATCGTTTCTTTTACTAAATGCATAGTGCATGGCAACAAAATCAGCAAAATTTTGAAACTGTCCTTTGCATGCAGCATTAAAACAATCTCTATCAAATTGATTTACTGATCCTGAAAGCAATACCTTAATCAGTTTATCTAGAAAACTATGAACGCTGAACAAACCGTTCGATTCTAAGGGTTCTATAAATCCAGCACTCAGCCCAATAGCAACAACATTTTTCACAAACAACTCGTCGTGTATTCCCACACGCATGGGAATATCCTTAAATTCAAGCGAGTCGACTTCTTGTTGCGATCTAGGATGAATCATTTTATCTGACATTAGATGCTGTTTAAATTCTTCTTTAGCATCTTCTGGGTCGATAAAGTTATCACTGTAAACATAACCCGTTCCTAGTCTTGACCAACTGGGAATGTTCCATACCCAACCATTCCCTAGTGCTGTGCAATTTGTAAAAGGTTCTAGTTCTTCATCTTGATTCTTATATGGTATCCTAGTTGCCCAAGCTCTATTGTTAGGAAGCATGTGAGAAAAATCATTAAACTTAGTTTGCAGTGCTTTACCTAATAGCAAACTCTTAAACCCTGTGCAATCCACAAATAGATCAGCACTGATTGATTCACCGTTAGATAGAATTAATTTTTCTATTCCATCGTTACCTACAATTGACTCAATAACGGTAGATTTAATTAATCTTACTCCTCTAGGAATTGAATAGTTATCTCTAAGCCAATTACCAAATTTAGTAGCATCAAAGTGATAGGATGTATGATGCTGATGATCCCATCCTAAGAATTTGTTATCTAAATTGTTACTAAATTTATTCTGTTCGTATAACGCTGCTGATGGGAAAAAATATCTTGCAAAATCATTATTAGGGGTATCAGGATAAAGTGCTTTCTTAATAAACCAATCATATATGCCTCTATTTGTTCCCTCTAGATGAGGAAACCCAAAAGGATAGTGAAATCCACCGTCATTTTTTTCATAAAAATCCGTAAATTTAATGCTCATTTTATAACTAGCATCTGTTTTTGACATGAAATCTTTTTCATCAATTTCTAGAAAATTTGCGTAATTTCGTATTCCAAGCAACGTGCTTTCTCCCACTCCTACGGTAGGATAATCGGGGCTTTCTATCAATGAAATATCATAATTTGGAAAAAACTTTATTAGTATGGAAGCAGTCATCCATCCTGCACTACCGCCTCCTACTATGACTATCTTATTTAAATTTTTGAGCATGTGTTTCCTGATAAATAAATTTAAAGTATTTATAGACCAACTATAAACATATATAACGAACTGGATTTAAAATGCCTCAATTTAAAACAACATACAATATACTAACCAGAGTGGATCAGGACGAATTATGGGATTCAAATTGGATGGATTCGGATAAAGTAGTTTTACCACCAAAAACCGACTGGGACTACAAAAGAGAAATGACGGTAGAAGATGTTGATATTTGGGAAGTAATATCCATTGGAATGGGCGGTGCTGGAGTGTATGCAGCCTGGCAACCTTATGCAGAATTTTATATGGTAATTACAGGCTATGATAATAGAAATGCACCAAGGGTAGTGGATGGAGTTTCAGTCGATTCTAAAAAAATAGAAACCTATTACGGGCAAGGTGCTCAGAAAAAAGTATTCAAGAGAGCTAAGGAATTAGGTATGGATTTACAGGTTTATAACACATGGATTCCTGATGATAAAGCCTGGGTATATAATGATCCTAAACCTGACCCAAATACTTTTATTTTTCCTACTAAAGATATTTAAAAATATTTTCTTATTATGGAAATATATTCTTTGTGACCTATAGTTGTTATTGATTTATTAAACTCAAAATGATGCCTTAAATCTCCTACGGCATAATCCTTAAATTGATATTGATATGAATTATATTCTTTAATTATGTTTTCTCGGTTGAAGAGATTTAATCCTTCCATAACTACGGTAAAGTTTGCAGCCTTAAATAGAACATAATCTGATACCGTATTAAAATCTTCATCAAGCGGTAATTTGTTTTTCCAAGTTTCTATATTTTTTAATAGCGACTCTGGAAGTTCTAATTTGCTAATGTCTTTCCAGAAATCAGAATCTCTTCTATCATTTATATAATGTAGAATAATGAAATCTCTTATGTTGTATAGAATGTCATCAAACGATTTATTATATTTGTCAATTGTGTTTTGATCATAATTAACAATTTTATGCATCAGCATAAAACTTTGGACTATGGAAGAACCGATACTAGTTGCCTCTAACGGTTCGACAAAACTGCCACTAAGTCCTACGGCAACACAATTTCTTATCCATGCTCTATCTAATTTACCTGGATCAAAATTAAATTCCTTGCCTACCTCAATATCATGTCCAAAGTATTCTTCTACTTCTTTTTTTGCCTGTTCAGCATCGGTATAATCACTGTCATATATGTAACCATTACCATGCCTACCCCAAACAGGGATCCTAAACATCCATCCATTTTTCATGGCCTTTGCCAGCGTCCATAAATTATATTCTTCAGTGTCTCCTGTAGGAAATGTAATTGCAGACTTCATTTTTAGATATTTTCCAAAAGACTCCCACCTAGCACCTAGTTTATTCATTAATATTCTTCTAAACCCTGTTGAATCAATATAGAAGTCATAATTATGTAGAGTTTTTTCTCCTTGTAGATATGCTATATCTCCAGACTCATCTAATATAACATCTACGATTTTATCATCATAAAGACCAACGCCCATGTCCTTTGCAATGGTTATTAGAAAGTCGTTTAATTTATGTGTGTTAAAATGAAATTGATTAAATGGAAACTCTTCTCTCTGGTTGATAAACCATTTGTTAATTTTATTTTTCCATAGTAACGGAGAAGTTACTATTGTATCTCCTTTGGCTATTTGATTAGCATAAACCATAGGATACTGGCCCACTCTATTGTTAAAGGGTTCGCCCACATTATGTAGATAATCCTTTGAACCCCAATCCTTAAACATTATTCCTGACTTGTATGTAGCATCACACTGTTTAAGTAATTCGTAATGATCGATGCCTACGAATTGTAAGAAATCCCTGAAGTGTTCGGTTGATCCTTCACCTACACCAATAATTCCTATATCTTTGGAATATACAACATCAACCTGCATGTTTAAATGCTTCTTAAGAATTAGTGCCGTAATTAATCCAGCAGTTCCGCCACCTACAATTAAAATTTTCTTTATTTCTTTCATTATTGTTCCAAATAAATATTATTAGATATAGAAATTCGCAAATCATCAGTTTCACCATAAACTACATCATGCTCTAAATATGATGGAAAAAATATCATATCATCTTCTTCTACATCAAAAGTCCAAGATTGATATAGGTTTGAATTATCAATATGGTTTTTTATCTTGTCAAGATTATATAAAGACCCTGTATATTTTCCTATGCTTAACGGATTAAAAAATCTTATTTTTTGCTGCTCTTGTGTTAATCTTAGATAATGAACAGTTGAATAGAAGGCAGGAAGATGGTCGTGTATAGCAATACCTTGATGTTTTTTACTTGCGCTTAGGTTTACAATCGACATTGACCAATCTACATTCTCTTCAATTTTATAGTAAGTAAAGAATTTTTTAGTTTCTTTAAAATAAATTTTTGATAGATATTCTAAATTTAATTTTTTAAATTTTTCGTTATTCCATCCCTCATAGTAGTTATGAGTATTAGCAGTAAAATCTGTTACGTCCAACCTACTTGGTTGAATTTTATAATTTTCTTCAATAATTGACAAAAGTTCATCATAATTATACAAATTTTTATCAATTTTTGTTTTGTATATTTTTGTAGAAAAAAGGTCTATCATTTCCATCATACTAAATTTTTCTTTATTTCATCAAGAACAAAATTTTTGAATCTAAATTTTTTATAAAACCAATCAAGTAAAACAAAGTTTTTTCGATTTGATCTGATATCTCTAGTATCATAAAGCATTTGTTGAATCTTGTCTGTTTTATAAAATTGTTTAAAAACAATCTTTTCGTTTGTATGGAAGGTAATGTATTGATAAACATCACCCATATTAATTTTAAATTCATTAAAATTTTCATTTAATTTGAATCCGTATTCTACGGTTCTAAACCATTTACCTATGTCAAATTTTCCAGGCAATGAAATACATCTTTTGGTTATTTCATTATTTTCTAGATAAGGGTGCAAGTTTGCACTCATCATTAGGGAAGGCTCATCCGTAAAAAATATTATTTCTTGGCTAAAACTAAAAATGCGTTCCTTGACAGATCTAATTATAATGTGCTTATTGAAAAATTCTTGATCATACATAGGACTTGAAACATCATTTTCTGATATTGTAAAATTATAATCATATATGGAACTTAACGAAAACGTATTGTTCATTTCATCTCTCATTGCCGGACATCTAAGTATACCAGATTCTGTATACTTATTTTCTTCAGAGAAAGAATTTAAAATAGGCATAGGAGGTTCTGCTCTCATCCATTCCTTTTCGATACAGCACCAATAGATGTTGATAGACATTATTTCCAAACCATGTGTGTTTGTTGATTGGAAATAGGTGTTCCTCTAGGCTCACCGACTGTGTTTCTCTTATCATTTTGCCACTCCGCATAAGGACCATTTGCATCAACATAATGAAAAAATCCCTGCACTTGCCAATCATCGGCACCTACATTCATTGATTCTCTCCAATGACTTAATTCTAACCCTCTGTATACCACCATATCTCCTGGTTTAAGAATAATTTCTTTACCCTCCACAAAGATAGGATAGTTGTATACATTATCATCATAACTATAATTAAAACAAAGTGTTGCCGACACTTCGCAAGAAGGTCTATCAGTGTGCGGTTTTAAATCATCGCCTTTTCTATATACCCTGTAGTATGAATAGGTCGGCAGTAGTTCTAATCCAGTAGTCTCTTCCATGGGGTTTTTAAGATTCAATAAAACGGTTTCCATTGCCGGGTCTCCATACTTTGAATGAGCATTCGGAACCTGACCATCACCCTTTTCTAAGTTAAAATCCTGCATTTCGTCAAACAATGCATACTGAGTAACAAAATCTCTCAATTCATCGGATATAACTGACCTAACTATGCTGTATTTTTTGTCTTTGAAACTCATGCGTTAAGGTCTCTATCTTTAATCCATGTTACTAATGCATATTTTTTTCCTGAAGTTACAGGGTGTGCAATGTGCGTATATGCATAATTTGATGGAAATAAAATTAACATTCCAGGCTGTGGTTTTATTTTAATATCAAAATTAGGAAATTCTAATTCTCCGCCTTCAAAGTCATTATTAAGATAGCATATGCATGAAATAATTCTACCACCCGATGTATCAGTATCATAATGTTGTTTATATTCCTGATCGTTTGAATATTTTAACAAACAATAACCTTCATGAAATAAAGTTTCAGTAATTTGACATCTTTCAGCATACGGAACACTGGCTGCCATCAATAACATGTAAAACTGATTGTGAATATTCTGTAAAAGTTTATTATCATTAACAGTAGCCAAATGTGTAATATCTAAAAGTTTGTTTGTCCTGTGTGTTTGATGAGCACCCTGCCCGTGTGTTTCTGCCCTCCGCCAGTATGCTCCCGATTCTGGATTAGCACATTCATTATTAGCCGCTTCTATAGTTTGTTCAGGATTTGGCCATATATTTTCATATACAGCAATATTACCAGCCAGCATAACAGATGGCTCTATTCTTCCTGGAAAAATTCCATTAATCATTCTACTCATTTTCCCTCACTTTCATTAATAAACTCCAATCATATGTGTTAAGGAATATCTACCATAATTATTACTTGTTTTTTCTTGATCCATTATAATCTCATCCACAGAATGTTCTAAAAATGATGGAAATATAACAGTCCTATTATGAATACATTCGATGGATAACCCATTTTCAAATTTTAAATTGCCGCCCTTAAATGATTTTGGAAATTTATAAAACCAACTTACGGCTGTAATAGCAGCACCGTCCCTGTGTGCAAGATAGTAATCATTATTTTCATAATAATGCATAATAGTTACGTCACTATTTGATAATGACAGATATCTAAAAATTGGACTGATGGATTCTAATTTCTTAACAATTTCTTCATCAAAAATTTTTCTATTTTCGAAAAAAATGTTTGAAATATTCCTATCTGCGTATGCATCCTCGAGTCTTAAACCTTTGTTCTTTTTTAAAGAAATAGTTTCAGACTCTTGTTCGCGTATTGCGCCACCGGTATCTTCTGGCATTTTTAATTTTCTACCGTCGCTATTCAAAAAGCATAATTCTTGCCAGATACTATCACAAGATTTTTCACTGTAGAAATTATCAATTACTACGAGAGGAAATCCTACTACATCATATACTTTTATATCCATTTGTTTAAATACATCCACGCACATTTGATAAGTATTTATATGTGTAGTTTATATCAATCAGTTGATACTGAATAGAGGATAAAATGAGTAAAATAGAAGCAAAATACAATATTGACGAAAAAAATTGGACTGTTGAAAATGTAAATATAGAGCCTTTACAAACATTCTTGGCAATAAAATTTGAAACTGATAAAGAGCTAGATAACTTTAAATTTGGATATGAAATCTTTGAGGATGAAGAACTCAAACAAGTTGAAGGTTTCCCGCCGCTTGGCATTAGGTTTAAAAAGAGTGATCTGATGTATCTTGACGAATATCCAACAATGTTAAAGTATAATTCAAAATACAAAATAATGTTTTGGGCCGAAGATTCAGGAGAACGTCATTATCATATGCACGAATTTGTGTGTCCCTTACCAAAACCTCCATATCCTTCATGGATATGGGATGGACAAAAATACGTTGCTCCAAAACCAGATCCAAGCGATCCAGCAGATATAAACAAGACTTACGTATGGAATGAGGAAAACCAGGAATGGGAACTTGATAAGGAAGGAATTATGAGAATAGTTCTAGGGGTAGAAGAAGGTCCTATTGAATAATGCTGTTCAAAACAACCAAGCAGATTTTCGCGGATGTTTGGGCTAGTCAAACAACAACAACACCTCCTGAGAATTATCATTCTCATCAGATACAAATTACCGAAAGCAACAATATAACGAATATTGATCTATGGGAAGAAGTTTATTTTTTGCCAGGAACTATCGGTGTGTATGTTGCTGCTAAACCTAGAATTGAATTATATCTTGTTACCTACGGAGTATTCTCAGATAGAAAAAATGGTAGCAAGGTTTTTTCTGGTAATAACGCAGGAAACGATGTAAAAACTTTTTGTTCTAAGTTAGGTATTGATTTAAAAATAAATTCTTTCTGGGTCGATTAAGCCGACGAATTTTTAAGCATAAAAACCATCATAGATTGATAATCATCAAAAGTTAGCGTTGCTTTTTCTATGTCAAGATCACATTTATGTTTTGTTTTCCATAGGTTCTTTAACAGCATTTCTTGCTCACTGCTCGATTGAAACTTACCAAGATTATCGCTAACAATAGATGTATTGCCCTTGACAAATGCCGGATTTATTTCTTGATTTTTGAATATATTAATGGTTAAATTCATTCGTTCTTCCTTAATCCTTATATTTACTTATCGCATAAATACAGTATGTCCAAAATACCAGTTTACAATGCAATAAGAATTATTCCAAGAGACGCCGACTATCTTGATCGAAAAAGCGGTTTGAGAGGCGAAATATTTTTCGACCAAGATAACAACACACTGCGTTTATATGATGGTAATACTGCTGGTGGACAATCACTATTTAAAACCAGTAGCGATGGCAGTGTTGATATCACAGCACAAAAGAATAAAATAAGATTTCATTGGGATACTCTTGCAGACTTACAAAGTGAAGTAAATCCTACAACATATCATGGAATGATTGCACATGTTCATGCAGAAGGTAGATTGTATTTTGCACATGCAGGACAGTGGGTAGCAGTAGCCAATCTAGGAGAAGCCGGAGGCGGCGGAGGTGGATCCGGGGCAATAACCGTTGCTGCTGATGATTCTACGCAGGTTCAGATTGATGCTGGTGAAGTCTTACAAATAGTAGGCGGTTCTGGTATATCGACTTCAAGCGATCCGGAAGGTGTAATAACAATCTCTTCAGATGGTGCCTCTGGTTTTGAAAGAGTTAGTGTAACAGGACAATCGGATATTGTTTCTGGACCGTCTAATTCGTTGACAGTTTCTGCAGGGTCTGGAATTATACTGTCAACAGATGCATCAACTGATACTTTAACTATTTCGGCAGCATCCGGCGCAACTACTAACAGTTTTGCACATATAGCAGTAACTGGACAAAATACTGTTGTTGCGGATAGTGCAACAGACACATTGACCCTTCAAGCAGGAGTGGGTATTGCACTAACAACTAACGACGGCACTGACACAATAACAATAGAGAACAGTCAGCCTGGCGTTGATAATTTTTCTGAATTAACTGATGCAACCACTGCATCTTTATCAATCAACAAGGTTTATCTTCCTGCAATTACTATGCTCGAAGTTACAAATGCAGGAGCAGTTGCATACAGATTTGATCAATACGGCACGTCAAATAATCCTACGGTATATGCCATCAACAGAACAACAATAGCATTTAATTTAAACAATGTATCAGGACATCCATTCCTTATACAAACCTCTGCTGGAGTAAACTATAACACCGGACTATTCCATGTTGCTGAAAACGGAACTGTTTCGACAGGTGCTGATGCACAAGGAAAAACTACAGGAACACTATATTGGAAGATACCCGAAACTATCAGTGGAGGATACAGATATCAGTGTAGCGTCCATGTTGCAATGGTAGGAAGTATTTTAATTAAAGACTTTGCTTCGATCTAGAAACTGAGTTCCAATCCTTTAATTTTTTATCGATTGATTTTCTAATTTCCATTATTCGTGTCTTTGAATCGTCTGACATTGAACTCATCTGTCTATTGATGATCATTTCTTCGTGTTGAGAATCTAGTCTTTTTACTTCTGATACTAATTTTGAAATTAGATTTTCAACATTCTTTTTAACGGTATCGTCGGAAATTTTTTCAATTTCTTCTTTATAGGTGTGTAAATCATTCTGAAATCTTTCTGATTTATAAAGTGATAGCATCTTCTAACTCCAATACTGTTTCGATTTTAGTTCTAATTAAGTTATTATTTAATGTGCTCTTTAGTCCTACATGCACGTTTTTGGGAAGATAATCTAAGTCAGCCCAACAAAATGTAGGAACTGTTGTTGTTAAAAATTCTTCATTTACGAGACATATGTAAGTTCCGTATTCGAAACCCTTATCCTTGGAAAGATACAATTCTATAGGTAAAATTTTTCCCTGAGCAAACTTCTCCTGCACATCTTGACTATCTTCTATTACGGATTTTTCCTTGGAGAATGTAGGCACAGTCCACTTATCATTTTCTAGAATAAGTAGAATTCTTCTTGTTGAAAGAGAAAGATAAAGTAGTCCTACACGTTTTTGCATACGAATACTTATGCGCCTTCTGGATCAAATCTCCAATAACCTGGAGCATATTCTCCTTCAAAGGATTTAAGCCACTGCATGCCATCCCATTTGTATTGAATTCCTGTGGTTAAGTTAGAAACATACGTTATTGAAATAACTGTTGCAGGATCAAATATAATAGACCATGCTGATCCATTCCATTCAATTATGGAATTAGCCCTTACAACGGTATTTGTATTATCCAAATTTTTCCAAGCATCGGCGTCATCCGGTATGTCGTCTAATACCAAGAATCTATGACCCGTAGGAATAGTTCCTAGTTTATCTATGGGATTGTATCTAGTAGGATCGACGATAGCATCAACAGTTCCCTTACCGTCTGGATATTGTGTGCTATTGATTAATGTATTTTCTTTTAGCGTGTCTCTATCAACACTGACTAACAATATGTAAGGATCAACAGGATTAATTGCAACTGTTCCTGATATCTCATTTCCATCCGGCTGTCGAAAATGAACCATGCTAGTTCCTTCCGTAAAGTTTCCTAGTGATGCTAACACTCCGTTCCAATCAAGTTTCTTACCATTTGAAAATTCTTTTTCATCAAGTCCTAATGATTGTATTGCTGCACTCTGATCTAGTATGGTAAGTTCGTAATCATAGTCTTGACCGTTATTTGCCTTAAACAATAATACCGGATATCTTGCATTTACGTAAACGGTGTTTGAATTGCTTTGATTGTAAATTAAAGAAGAAATATTTTGAACATCACCATCTTCGGTAAAGATGTTTGCAATAATGCTACGGACAATTCCTAGTTTCTTAACTTTGGCCGGCGGCGAAATCCATACTGGAATTTCAAAATCAACAGAGCATATATCAATATCGCTATCTGCACCTGCTGGTATTGACCTTGAAGTAAAATTCATTCCTGTAAGGTAAACAACACTTAAACTAGTCCAATCTATATAGTTGTCATTTGTTTGTATTTCTAAAGAAGGATTAAATAAAACTAATATTTGTTCAAGCAACTGTAATTTTTGATCCGTATTAGATGTCCATATATCGCACTTCATGGTCATTTTGTATGGAGTTGGCATTAGTCTTTCTACTGTAACACTTTTTCCTGGTGCACCTGTATATTCTCTTTCGCCTGCTTGATTGATGTTATAATCTCTTTCTCTAATATTAACCTTGCTTACAAATGTTGGATCTGATAATCGTGAAGTGTCAATATCAAGACCAGTAACATAACACGCCATCCTCGGAACTGTTGGTAACTTATTTTCTGAATTTTCTCTAATAATATTTGCTACCTGTCTTGTTAAATCGCCATACATAACAGGAATTGATTGTTGATCTCCATTGCCTGCTTCATACTTAAAGCCAATGAAGATTCTCATAAACTGTGTTACATATCTTCTAATCTGTCCGTCGTAGAAAAAATCCATTATTTTTTAAATCCGTGTTTAAATGCTTTTTCGTCGCCCTTGGCTGCTGCTGCTCGTCGCTGTTTAATCTTTAGTGCAATAGGTTCCTCTTCCTTTTCAGGTGGACGCCTTTTGACCGTGTGCTTCTTACTGTTTGTTCTTGCAAAACCTAGTATCTCTTCAATGCGCATTATTCATCTGCCTCCGGTCTAAGTGCTTTAGATAGACTCTGTTTTTCTTTAACAGTCTGCCCATCGATAACATTTTCGTTTGTATTATTAATGAATGATGATTTTTGTGTTTCTTTTTCTGTTTTGCCAGCAAACTCTGCTCCCGGTTCAACATCAGTTCCGCTTAGGTGTGTAATGTTTGTTCTCACATCATCCTCTACCTTGCTCCATCTGCCCTTGGCATAACGGAACAATCTTGTAGGTTTATAATCTGTTCGTAAATGAAATTGACCTTCAGCAGGCCCTAACGGAAATGCTATTCCCTGAGTAAATGGTGCACCATTAGGCGGAATACCATCTTCAATAAGATATCCCTTGTATCCATTTGCTTCTGCTGATTGGTAAACTGTATCAGCAGTTACAGTATCAATGGTAGCATCGTCGAGTGTAGTATCTGCCGATACAAGTTCTGACTTACCATCTTCTGTTTGTTGCAGTGTATATAGTTTTGTAGTATCGTAACCACTCTGTGGAGTATCTGCTTCTGCTTGATCTAGAACTGCACTGGTAATTTGCATTTCCTTTTCATAGGTGCTCATAATATCTTTGAGCGTGTCTGCAGGTTTGTAATATGTTAAGTCCGGTGGTGCAATGCCTGTAACTTCTTGAACAACGGTATATTTTTCACCATTAGGTGCAGTAACGGTATCGCCTGGATAGTATGTCGAATCCGGATTCCACGCACCTTTGAAGTTTTCTGAATCTGCAATTTGATCCAGAATATCCTTAAATTCTTGTGAATCTACCAACGGTTTACATTTTGCTCTGTATAAGTGTGGATACCAAGTTACACTAAAACCTTCAGCAGCACGATTTACGTCTTCTACAACATAGAATCTCTTGAGTGCATAGTTTAAATCATTTAGTGCGTATTCATCCTTTAGGTGCGGTAATTCAATTACATCACCTGGAATAATTTTTCTACCAAGTTTTTCTACAGTATCAGTTATGTGAAATGTTATGAATATTGTATCGTTCTGTAAAAACAGTCCAAATTGGCTGAGATTAAAGTCAATATCCTGAACATTATAAACTCCGCGCATGACAAATACATCTGGATCATACTTCCTATCTCTATTTTCTAGAAATAGCATGTCCTGTATGTTTGTGGGGTTTAGAGTATCATATTTAGGCTGCGATGGAGTTCCTACAGTATCCGCTGTTGCTTCGGCACCGAGATACTTGTGCATAAGCACATCGGTTCCGCCAACTTGGAACATTTCCCAGGCAGTCTTGTCTATGAACTTATAATCATTGCCCTTTTCCGGGCGATATAAACTGAGTCTTGGCATAGTATATGTATTTACCGTTTTCCGCACAAGGCATAAATAGTTATATGAGCCAAATAGACAAAGCAAAACAAGAAGTATTCGACTATGTTAGACTCATGCTAGGCGATGGCATGATTGACGTTGAGCTAGATCCAGAACACTACGAAACAGGATTAAAAAGAGCACTGGGTGTATTCAGACAGCGTTCTGACAACTCGGTTGAAGAAAGTTACATTACTTTAAGCCTGGAAGAAAATCAAAACGAATATATTCTACCAAAAGAGATACAACAGGTAAGACAAATTTATCGAAGAAGCGTTGGTTCTAGAACGGGTAACGGAACAGGCGGCACTGTCTTTGAACCATTTAACCTAGCATATACAAACACATATTTGTTAAGCTCAACTAACATGGGTGGTTTAGCAACATACGAATTATTTGCTCAGTATCAAGAATTAGTTGGTAAAATGTTTGGATCATTCATTAACTTTACTTGGAATCCACAGAGTAAGAAATTAATTATTATGCAGCGTCCAAGAGGCACCGAAGAAGTTCTGTTGTGGGCATATAACGATAAACCAGACTTTGTGATACTTGAAGATGTATATTCAGGACAGTGGATTAAGGATTATACTCTTGCAAACTGTAAGGTAATGCTAGGACAAGCACGTGAGAAATTTGCTAGTATCGCAGGACCACAAGGCGGAACAGCACTTAATGGTGCAAGCATTAAACAGGAAGGCTTTAACGATATTGAAAGATTGACTATGGAACTTGGCACACAGGTTGCAGGCGGACACGGATACAGTTGGATTATAGGTTAATGAGAGCAGAAGAATTTTTAACAGAAGAAGAGCACGATCAAATCTACAACGAAGTAGCCAAGATGGTATGGGGTAGAACCGGCGGAACAGCCAAAGGTGGTAAAACTTCACTTCGCTTTAGATGCTCTGTAGGTCCAAGAGCAGGAAGACAAGTGAGCCACCCTTCAAAATGTGTTCAGCAGTATAATGTTGCAAGAGCACAGAAGATGAAAACCACTCGTGCTAGAACTTCACCCACACAAGCACGCAGACAGCAAAGAACAAAATCAATCAACACCGCAAGTGTTTTGGCAAGAAAACTCAATACAGGCAAGCCAGGACAGCCAAAACCCTTCTATTAAACACTTGACATTTAATCTAAAGACGCTATAATATAACTTTATAGGAGAGTTATATGATTATAGGCGTTTGCGGATTTATCGGGTCTGGTAAAGATACCATTGCTGATTATTTGGTTAACTTCAAAGAATTCCGTAGAGAAAGTTTTGCAGATTCACTTAAAGATTCTGTAGCAGCAGTTTTTGGTTGGAATAGGACCATGCTGGAAGGAAGAACAAAAGAATCTAGAGAGTGGCGCGAACAGGTAGATCCTTGGTGGGCAGAACGCCTAGCAATGCCAACTCTTACACCACGTTGGGTCCTACAGTATTGGGGAACTGAAGTTTGCCGTAAAACATTTCATGACGATATTTGGATTGCTAGTTTAGAAAATAAACTTCGTCAGAGTAAGGATAATATTGTGGTTAGTGATGTTCGATTTCCTAATGAAATTAAAGCCATTAAGAATCTTGGCGGACAAATTGTATGGGTTAAAAGAGGAAATCTTCCTGAATGGTATGATCATGCGATACGGGCAAATGGTGGGTCGAACGTATCAATTAATGAGATGAAGATTCGTAAAATTCATGCTTCTGAGTGGGCATGGGTAGGAACGGAGTTTGATCACGAAGTTACTAATAATACAACTATTGATGAATTGTATAAAAAAATAGAACTAATAGTCGGGAGTTAGATCTCCCTGTTTCCAGCGTATTCCTTCCTTGGCTAATATTGTTCTACAATTTGCACACACAGTTTTTAGATTACTATGCCGACAGTTGTCGAGGTTTTGATCAACATGAAACACTCTAAAAGTTTCATAATGCTCTGATTTAAAACCGCATTTATCGCAGGCATTCTTCATTCGATATCCGGCTCTATACCATCTCGGAACTCCGTGATATACACCGTTGTTTAAGCATACTTCACAGAGACTTCTATAGTAGGTCTTTTTACCCTTCTTATAGTTTACTGCTCGCGGCCTTAAACCGCACTGACATAACGGTCTCATACATATATTTACACCTTTTTAACCCCTTTATATTTAACTGTATAACACACCATTTTTTGATGTTTCCGCTAAATACAGTAACAATACATTACGTAATGAATTGAAAAGAAAGTATACATTACCAGGAGAAAACTAGATGGCACTTACATCACCCGGCGTAGAAGTTACGGTAATCGACGAGAGTTTTTACACCCCGGCTGAACCGGGAACAACTCCACTAATTGTCGTGGCAACAGCCCAAGATAAAACAAATGCCGCAGGCACAGGCGTTGCTTCAGCAACTACGGCGGCGAATGCAGGTTCTGCATTTAAAGTGACAAGTCAAAAAGAATTAGTAGATCTTTTTGGAGTTCCAAACTTCGAAAAGACAGCGAGCAATACACCTATTCATGGTAGCGAATTAAATGAATATGGGTTATTGGCAGCATACAGTTTACTAGGCGTATCAAACGCTGCTTTTATTGTTAGAGCAGATATGGACCTAGGACAACTAGAAGGAACAGCAGAGGCTCCGGGAGCGAATCCCCCAGACGGGACTTGGTGGATTAATACAGGCTCTACATCATGGGGTATTCAGGAGTGGAACAGTGCTGCAATTAGCACCACTGGCGGTCAGAAATTTGCTAGTAAAGAACCGATTGTTTTAACAGACGACGATGCAGCAAAAATTTCAAATAACGCTCCACTAGGTTCAGTTGGTTCAATTGGTGACTACGCAGTTGTATTTGAAACTGTCGGGACAGCAACAACTGGAACATTTTCATTTAGCAAAGATCCAGCAAGAATGTATTACAAGTCAGCAGGTAACACACAAGCAGGTGTTGCAGCAGGCGATTGGGTATTAGTTGGTTCTTCAGAATGGAGAGCAAGTCATCCAACAATTACTACTGCTCAATTAACTAGTGCCAAAATTACAGCAGCAGCAGGTAACTTTACAATTAATAGCACAACAGTTACAATTACGACCGGTGATACAGTTGATGAGATTGTTACACAAATTAATGGTTATGGAATCACAGGTGTTACTGCAAAAAATGTTAATTCAACTATTAGAATTTATACAGATGGAACAAGTAACACAAATGCCAATACAATCACAATTGGTGCTGGAACAGCAGACCTAGACGAACTAGAAATTAGTGCGGCAACATACAAAGGTCCTGATCTTTACCAGAATCCACATACTTTGGTTCCACAATGGAAGGGAACTCCAGGAACTGACGCAGATGCTAGACCAACTGGTTCTATTTGGATCAAGACCACTGAGCCAAACAACGGTTCTAGATGGAGAGCAAGCAAGTGGGATACAGCAACAACTAGTTGGGTATCAGCAGATGCTCCACTTTATTCAAGCGGACATTCAGCAATTTACTCACTAGACAGAAGCGGCGCTGGTGCAAATATTGCAGCAGACAGTTTGTTTGTTCAAACAAATGCTTTTGAACACAGTGCATATGACAGTTCACCTGCAACAGCAGTATTCCGTGTATGGCGTAGAGCAAACACAGGATACACAACAGTTACTTCTTCAGTAGTTGCAACACAACTTACAGCAGATGATTATCAGTTCGAGATTGAAGAATCGATCCTGAACCAGGAAACGTTAAACTCAGCAGTAGTTGTTGAATTTACAAGTTCTGGAAGCAGTGCAGATGCTAATACAATGGCAGCAGCCATTAATGCAGCAGGACTAACAAATGTTGAAGCAGCAGTCACAGCAAACAATGAAATTACAATTTCACACAAACTAGGCGGTGAAATTAGAATGCGTGACATTGGTAGAGATGCTGTTGGTGCATTGTTTACACCATACAATATCGACACAGGCGAAGGAACTGCTAATTTTTATAACTTATCAGATGCTTCACTAACAGGCGGCGCAAGTCAACTAGCACCAGGTGCTGATGACTCAACTGCTGAAAACAGATATCTTGCTTCAAACTGGCAACCATTATCAGTAAATGATTTTTATGCTAGTTCAAATAATCCAGAAGCAGAGCCAGCAGATGGACAACTTTGGTATAACCCAGAGTTTTCAGATGTTGACATCATGATACATGATGGAACTACATGGGTAGGTTACAGAAGTGCAACAAGTCCATACACTGAAGCAGTCAGCGACAGAGTTGGTTATACTCCAACAGTGGCTGCATCAAATCCTTATGTATCAGGAACAACTGCTGATGGCGATCTTTGGATTTCAACAGCGGATATTGAAAATTATCCAACAATTTACAAGTATGACAGCAACCAGTCAGGTCCTGCTTCAGACAGATGGGTTTTAATTGACAAGACTGATCAAACAACTGAAGACGGTATCCTATTTGGAGATGCACGTTATGGATTAACAGGTGCTACTGGTAACACAGCAGCAACTATTAAGGATTTAATGAAGGCAGACTTCCTAGATCCAGATGCTCCAGATCCTGCACTGTATCCACAAGGAATGTTGTTATGGAATCTACGTAGAAGTGGTGGTAACGTTAAGCGTTACGCTAACAACTACATTGATACAACAGCAGACAACCAACGCTTTAATAACGATGAAGCAATGGCTGACTACGCAACTGACCGTTGGGTTACTGAATCAGGTAATAACGAAGACGGCTCAGGTTCTTTCGGAAGAAAGGCACAGCGTAAGGTTGTTATTCAAAGAATGAAGAGTGTAATTGACACAAGCAGCCAAATACGTGATGAAGAAAGACGTAACTTCAACATTATTTCTGCACCAGGTTATCCAGAACTAATGAGTAACCTAGTTAATCTTAACATTGACAGAGGCTTAACAGCATTTGTAATTGGTGATACACCTTTAAGATTAGCAGCAGATGCAACTACACTAACTAACTGGGGTTCAAATGCTAATTTAGTTACTGACAACGGTGACGATGGATTAGTGACATACGATGAATACTTAGGTGCGTTTTATCCAAATGGATTTACAACTGACCTAGGTGGATCAAATGCAGTTGTTCCAGCATCACACATGATGATGAGAACTATTGCACTTAGCGATCAAGTATCGTTTCCATGGTTTGCTCCAGCAGGAACAAGACGTGGTGGAATCAGTAATGCTACAGCAGTAGGATATATTGATGCTGCAACGGGCGAATTCCAAACAGTTGCACTTAATGAAGGACAAAGAGATACGTTATATGATCTAAAGATTAACCCAATTACATTCTTTAATGGAGTTGGACTAGTCAACTACGGTCAAAAGACTAGAGCAAGAAATGCTTCTGCACTAGACAGAATTAACGTAGCACGTTTGGTAGTATACCTACGTAGTCAACTTAACAAATTGGCTCGTCCGTATATCTTTGAACCAAATGATAAAATCACAAGAGACGAGATCAAACAATCAGTTGAAAGTTTACTGCTTGAATTAGTTGGTCTTAGAGCTCTTTACGATTTCGCAGTAGTTTGTGATGAAACAAACAATACTCCGGCTAGAATCGATCGTAACGAACTATATGTAGACATTGCGATTGAACCAGTCAAGGCTATTGAGTTCATATACATTCCGTTGCGTGTCAAGAACACAGGGGAGATATAAGAAATGCCTATTACATCATTAAATAACTTTTCAGTTCCAACAGACGCAGGCAACCAAGTGCTCTTGATGCCAAAGTTAAAGTATCGCTTCCGCGTTACTTTACTTGGATTCGGAGTTGCTGCTGCTACTGAACTTACTAAACAGGTAGTTGATGTTGCAAGACCGAAAGTTGGATTTGAAGAAATTCCGTTAGACGTTTACAACTCAAAGGTTTACCTAGCAGGTAAGTATACCTTTGAAACTGTTACGCTTAACTTGCGTGACGACGCTAGCGGTGAAGTTCAGAAAATGGTTGGACAACAGGTCCAGAAACAGTTCGACTTTGTTGAACAGGCTTCTGCAAGATCTGGTATTGACTATAAATTTACTACTAAGATCGAAGTATTAGACGGTGGTAATGGTAACAACGCTTCTGGAATTAACGTTCTAGAAACTGCAAACTTGTATGGTTGTTTCCTAACTAACGTTGACTACGGTGACGCTAACTACGCTACTAATGAAGCAATGCAGGTTGCACTAACAATCCGCTTTGATAACATGACACAGTGGGGTGCAGGCGAAACTGGCGTTGGCATAGGAATTGGTGCTGCGGTAGAAAGAACTATCGGAGAATCAACAACTGGTGCTGGTGGCGGCCAGGGTTAATACTAGTTTTAGTATTGAAATTAAAAAGCCCGGATTTTTTCCGGGCTTTTTTTACGGCTAAATAATAGTATGGCCAACAAATTTACAAGATTTCTGTCAGACGTATTCACCGGTATCACAAACCCCAAGGGGCGTGTTTCTAACTATCAGCACGCTACAAGATTGTTTATTGATGACGGGTTGCGTCTTGCACCTAAAACAAAGTTTAATTATTATCTAAGACTTGAAATAGATAATACAGCACATAAGGCAAGTAATTTTACAAATAAGCATGCCAATGAAGTAGGGTTGCTAGTTAAAACTGCTGATCTTCCTAAATTTAATTTCGAAACAGAAACATTTAATCAATATAATAGAAAAAAGATTATGTATAAGATGCTAAACTACGATCCAGTTAGTTTTTCATTCCACGACGATAATCAAGGTGTTGTAAGTGCTCTATGGGCAATCTATTACGGCTACTATGTTAAGGATAGACAATTACCAACGACAGCATACGATGCCAATCATTATAGAAATTCAGGAACACCGGAGAGTCTTTTTAGATACGGATTAGATGCTGATATAACAACACCATTATTTAAATCCGTTACATTATACACAATGGGTCGAAGAAGATTTATAGGTTACACTTTAGTTAATCCTAAAATAACTTCTTGGGAACACGGGTCAATGGATTATGCTGATGCATCGACACCTGCTGAATCAAAAATGACATTAGAATATGAAGCAGTGATATACAGTGCTGGAACAGTTTCTGAAGGAACACCTAAGGGATTTGCAACATTACATTATGATAGATCACCATCACCATTAGACGTAGCAGGTGGCGGCACGGGTGCATTGCTAGGACCGGGTGGCGTTCTTGACGGACTTGAAAGTGTATTCGGTGCAGTTGGTGACGGAACAGCATTTAGTTCCGGACAGGGTTTTCTAAAAACAGCAATAGGAGCAGTTAATACATATAAAAATTTTAAAGGATTAAGCAAGGGTGGATTAAAAGCAGAAGCGATTAACATTCTGTCAAGCCCTGCAGGAGCCAGTGCAGTGGCTAACACAGTTAGTGGAGTAGCCGGTGCAATATTCAACAGGAATGACCCACAAAATACATCCACAAGAGGATCACAAAAAAGACTGACAGGAGATTCAACATAATGGAAGCAAAAACAAATCTACCTGAAAAACAAATAACCGATAGCGCCGCAAGAACAAAACTATTTTTTGATACTTATGGACAGGAACCTTTAGAATTTAATTCGACAGAAGTTGACACTGCTGTTAACTTTTTTAGATCCAAGGGATTTAACGATGATGCTGCAAAGGTTACTTCTCTAACATTATTGAAACAGGCTAAACTTGAAAATGTAAGTGTATTTTCTATATTAGATGATTTAAAAGGCTTTGGTGAATTAGAAATTAGTGCATTAGTCAGTGAAATACTTAACAACAACAGACCAGCAACATCAACTCTAGGATACAGACAACAGATATCAAATGTTTCAAAACAACGTAACGTGGTGCCATAATGCCTAAGTTTGCTCAGGGTAGATTTGAAATGAAAAACCCAAGCAAGTATGTAGGTAACAAAAAACCACTTGCTAGGAGTAGTTGGGAATTTGTCTTTATGAGAATGCTTGATGAACACCCGGGAGTAGAGAGTTGGGCAAGCGAAAGCATACAAATTCCTTATAGAGATCCATTAACCGGAAAATATTCTATATACGTTCCAGATTTTTTTATTGTCTATCAAGATAAGAATGGTAGGAAGAATGCTGAAGTGGTTGAGGTAAAACCAGCCAATCAAACTCTGAGAGAAAAGGTTGGTAAGAGTAGATACAATCAAGAACAGTATATTAAGAATCAAGCCAAATGGGAAGCGGCCGCTGCATGGTGCAAACAGAAAAGAGTTAGATTCAGAATAGTGAGTGAGGATGATATCTTTCACACAGGAAAGAAAAGATAATGGCAATTTTAGTTACACATCCATTAAAAATGACATTCGTTCATTTAAAGAAAAATGGCGGAACAAGTGTGACAAAATGGTTATTTAAAAATACTACATGTAACAAATTAGGAGCAAAACATTGCTCATTCCAAAGACTGGAACAGAATACAAATAGAGATATAATGGGATTTACATTTTGCATAATAAGAAATCCATTTGCAAGAGTTGTAAGTTCATACAACTATCACATTAAGCAAATAGAAGATAGAATTGAAAAATATAAAAAAGGTGCTACAAGAAAAGAGTCTTATAAAGCAGCCTGGGCGGCTAGAGATACATATAAAATATCATTTGAAGAATGGCTGGATACAGACCCTTCTATTTTAAGTGATATTCAGGCAGAAAAAATTAATAGGATTGATTGTATTTTAAGATTGGAAAATATAAATGAAGATTTTAAGATAATACAAGAAAAGTTAAACTGTTTTGATCCATTGCCTAACAACAATGTTACAATACACGATCATTATAAAACGTTTTATAATCAAACAACAAGAAAAATTGTTGAAGATCGATGCAGTTTAGATTTTAAAACTTATGGATATAATTTTTAACAGAGCCTGTAATACGGTTAAATACTATTGGTGTTAATATGACGAAAAAATTAGAAGAATTATTCAATCTAGAAGACAAAGAACCCGCAGTTGAGCAGGAAAATCAATCTGCTGAACCCACTACAACGGAAATAACAGCAGAAGAAGTTGAGGAAAAGCACCAACAGGTTAGAAGCGTGGATGACAGTTATCGTGCTGTCCAAAATATTACAAAAGATTTGCCACAAATGCGCGAACTTGCCGAATTGGAAGAAAAAGATCTGGATCATCTAGCCACAAAAGCAGAACAAGCATACGATGATTTAATGGATTTGGGCATGAATGTTGAAGTAAGATATAGCGGCCGGATATTCGAAGTGGCTAGCAGCATGCTGAAAAACGCTATTGATGCCAAAACAGCAAAAGTGGATAAAAAATTAAAAGCAGTTGATCTACAACTTAAAAAACTTAAAATTGATAAGGATTCCCCAGAAGATCCTAACGATGTATTGGATGGAAAGGGATATGTTATGCTAGATCGCAATGAATTAATTAAGAAATTAAGCGAAAAGGAATAAATACACATATGAAGACGTTTAAAGAATATTTGACAGAAAGCAAAAAAACCTATAGTTTTAAGGTTAAAATTGCTGGTGACTTGCCTGAAGGTTTTGCCGACGAATTAAAAGCAAGATTGGAAGGTCGCGGTATTATGCAGTTTGAACAGATGAAGTCTACTCCTGTTGTTGAACTACCACATGATTTTCCAGAACTTAAGAATATGGAAGTTCATATGTTTGATGTAATGACTGAATATCCACTAACTACAACAGAAATTGAAAAAGAAATTTTTGAAATGGACTGTTGTCAAGCAGGTTACTATAAGGTAAGAAACAGTGCTAGTCCTACTGAAATTGATCAAATTACAGCAGGGTCTAATGTAGATTATGAAGGTGCATTACTACACGACAACGAATATAAGGATGGCGTGAAAGTTAAACACAAGGAATATTTTGGTGACGACTTTAACAAAGGATTTTTAAAAGAACTTTCTAAAGAAGCAAAAGAAAGAAAAAAAGAATTAGGGACTGATAAACTAAAAGCAGATGTTTATCAGGATACACCAAAATTAAAACAAGATAAAGCAGGGGTAAAAAGTCCTGTAGGGAGTAACTAATATGAACTTTAATGAATTATTAGCCAAAATGCAGGAACTGGATACAGTAAAGACAGAGGCACCTGTAGAGCAAAGCACAGAAGAATGCGGAATGCCAATGGCACCAAATATGCCTACACCAGAGCCTAAGGACAAGGCCTCGATGAGCATTAACATTAATGCACAAGGTGACGCTATTGATGATGTATTAAGATTAATGACAAAAGTTAATCCGGATATGATCAATCAACCGGAAAAGCCAGAGATGCCTACATTATCTATCATGGCACCGGGAATGGATGGACCAATGGATGGACCAATGGATGCACCAGAAGGACCTCCAATGCCTAAACCTATTAATAAACTAATTCCAGACTTCGACGGCGACAATGACGACATGCCAGGCGGTGAAGACGATATGGTTGCTATTAAAGCAATGGGCGACGAAGGTGAAGACAACGATTATGATGATGACGGTAAATTAGATCGCCATGAAAAAGATCATGACGAGGAAGAAAAACTTCACAAGTCAGTTGATAGAGACAATGACGGTGATCATGACATGGATGACCATGACATGGAGAAAAAAGAAAAAGACGAAGCATGGGAAAACGAGCCTGATGAAGATGAAAGAGATATTCATTTCATGACTAAGAAGATGTCAGGCGGCATGAACAGAATGAAGGGAACACATCCTAAGGTTGCTGGCGGTGACAATCCAATGCAGCGTGTGAAAGAAGGTGAAGACCTACGTGCTTCTATTAGAAATCAACTTCTACAAGCACTAGAAGAAACTAAAGGAGCAAAATAATATGGCAGATTTAACAACCACACAAATCGGCGGCGGCAGTTCAATATTAGTCTTAGCCAACGGATTAGATAATACGGTTAATGTAAATTATCATCCGTATTGTAAACAATACAAAATTGTGATAAAAGATACAGGCGCATCTGCTATTGACCTAAGAGCGGAAGACGACGCTTCAAGAGAAGCGGTCCAGGCAATTGTTAGTGAATTAAATCCTATGTCGTTTTTTGTTGTTGATGATAATTCAGGAACAATGTTTATTACATTAGACATTAATAAATCAGATGCTGCAGAATTACAAACACGCATTAGAAGAATTGGAAAAGATAGAGGCGCATCAACCACTTCGATCGGTCCAAATGATATTGATATTAGTGGTTCTACCGTGACTCCGGCAACTTCTGTTAGTATTGCAACAACGTTATCTAGTGTAGTTATTGCGGGAACAGCAGGCCAATTTACTTGCACAGATACACAAGGTGCATTAGAAGTAGGACAGAGATTAACCATTGCCGGAACATTAGGCGGCGGCGGCGCAATTTCTGGATATAGTGATCCTACAACTTATCATATAATTGCAACAAATGAATCAACAACATTTACATTATCTGCAACAGCAGGCGGCGCAGCAATATCAACGACTGCTGGAACACCAACTGGTGTAACCTATACACTAGAAGGCCCAGCATAATATAACGTTTTCATACTAATCCAAATAGGGCCTCCGGGCCCTATTTTTTTGAGTAAATACTAGTATGGCAAAGAGTTTAGATGGCGTCCAAATTAAGAAGGCGCACAGTCAAGTAAAATACACTATAGAGGAACTTACTCACTTGGAAAAGTGTATGGATCCTGTTGACGGTCCGTTATATTTTGCAAAAAACTTCATAAAGATTCAGCACCCTACCAAGGGGAGCATGCGATTTGAACCCTATGGATATCAGGAAGATCTATTAAGGGCATACCACGATCATAGATACACAATTGCCATGCTGCCAAGACAGATGGGTAAGACCACATGTGCTGCTGCATACCTATTATGGTATTGCATGTTTACTCCTGAAGCACAGGTCCTAATTGCTGCACACAAGTATACGGGTGCGCAGGACATTATGAACAGATATAGATTTGGATATGAGAATTTGCCAGACTTTATTCGTGCAGGCATTTATACATACAACAGAAACACAATTGAGTTTGATAATGGCAGTAGAATACAGGCAACTACCACAACAGAAGATACTGGACGTGGTAAATCACTTTCATTAATATACTGTGATGAGTTTGCATTCGTGCAACCGCCCGAAAAGGCTCGAGAGTTTTGGACTGCACTTTCACCTACACTATCAACGGGTGGTAAGGCAATCGTTACAAGCACACCAAACTCGGACGAGGACCAATTTGCACAGATATGGACCGAAGCAAACAAAAAATTTGACGAGTATGGCAATGACAATGTGGTAGGCACAAATGGTTTCTTCCCATTCTTCGCACCCTGGGTAGAACATCCAGACAGAGATGAAGCATGGGCACAGGAAGAACGTGCCAAGATCGGAGAAGAAAGATTCCGTCGTGAGTTTGACTGCGAATTCTTGATCTTTGATGAAACCTTAATCAACAGTGTTAAACTTGCAGAACTAGAAGGCATGGAACCTATTCAGAATATGGGGCAGACACGCTGGTATAAGAAAATTAATCCTAAAGCAACTTATTTGTTAGCACTTGATCCTAGTCTAGGAACAGGCGGCGACTATGCCGCAATACAGATATTTGAAATGCCTTCAATGGAACAAGTGGGAGAATGGAGACATAACCTTACTCCTGTGCAACAACAGATTAGACATTTAAAAAGTATTCTAAAATACATATATGACGAACAGGTTGCTGGAGGGAATGCTAACCCAACAATATATTACAGTTGTGAAAATAATTCCATAGGTGAAGCAGCACTTGTTGTAATTAAGGACATCGGCGAAGAAAACTTTCACGGATTATTCTTAAGCGAACCAATTAGAAAAGGTCATGTAAGAAGATTCCGTAAAGGATATAACACAACACACAAGACTAAAATTACAGCATGTAGCGGATTTAAAAACGCAATCGAAAAGAACAAAATGAAGATAAACAGTAAACCACTGATATCGGAATTAAAGACATTTGTGGCCACGGGTGTTGGTTACAATGCTAAAACAGGTGAACACGACGATTTAGTAAGTGCTTGCCTATTGATCATAAGGATGGCTAATCAATTGGCTGATTGGGATCCAAAAATATATGAAAAAATGACGGAGAGAATGACAGAAGACGAGTTCCCAATGCCAATATTCGTATCGGGCGGTTTTTGATAAATACTTTACTATGGATGCAACCAATAATATAGCAACAGATCTTTTCTATAAAATTAGAAGTAGATTTACAGGTTTAAAACTAGGCGAAGCAACAGGACAGATCACGATCAATCCTGAAAATGCTAGATTCTTTGATTTTGACTATACAGAAAATGACAAGAATATAGGACATGTAAGCATTAGTTTAGCAGAACCCAATTCAATGAAGGTTTACTTTTCAAATGGTATTACCGAAGGAATGGATCAAGATCAAAAAGGCAATTGGTATGGTTTCCTAAAAGAATTAAGAATGTTTGCAAAGCGCAGATTATTAGCGTTTGACACTAGAGATATTGCAAAGGATAATTTAGATAAGCGTGATTATGCGTTCCTTAGCCAACACTCTACACCACAATCGGATAACGATACAATAACAAAACCCGTCGGAGAAGCAGTAATGAATGAGAGTAATCTTTATGGAACCAAGACACAGAGTTTCCAGAAGTTAATGGACACTAGATTAATAATTAAGCACAGCAAGAAACTTGCTGATGACTTTGAACAAAAACCAGGTGATAGAAGTAGAAATATTTCTGCACTGTTCGTTGAAAATCAAGACGGGGAAAGATTTAAGTATCCTTTCATTCACCTAGCGGGTGCAAGAGCAATGCAGAGACACGTGGCTAACGGCGGGTTACCATATGACGCTATCGGCGAAAGCATCATCAAGATGAGCGAAGAAATTGCACAACTAAAGAGTTTTACAAACTACTGCGTGAGAAACGATTTAATGAACTCCGACACTAATAACATCGTTGAACGCAGCAAGGCACAATTGGATGGACTAAGAGAAAGAGTTGCTAGACTATCAAAACAAGCACACTATGAAAACTATGTAACAGAATTCCAGGCACCAGAGGCTATGGAAGTTCCAGATGACGTGATGGAAGAATACAAAGAAAAATTCACGGTTAAGAACTTTAAGGAAGACCTAACTTCAGTATTTCCAGTATTATACAGATTAATGAAAGAAGAAGAGAGTGTAGGCTATGACGACATAGTCGGGATGACAGGTAAAGTAGAAGAAGAACAATCAGAAGAAAAAGTTTCAGAAGATCCATTATCAGGCTTTGAAAGTTGGGTTAATAACCTAGGTGAGGAATCACCTCTAACAATGGCTGACGAAGAAGAAAAGGCAGACCTAATTAAAAAATTGAATGGACTACTAAACACGGAATTCCAAGCAGGCGTAGATGGCACAAATGCTATTACAAGTTTAGAAGGCATTATCGAAGATCCAAAACTAGAACAGGACATCAAGAAGGCAGAGCCAGAACAGGACGTTCGTCCAATGGTCAAGGCTTGGGTAGAAGAAAATGCTCCTGACGTTCTTGACCAATTGGATTTTGGCGACATGGTTGATGAGCCAGCAGTTGGAGCAGACGAAGTTGAACCACAGCAAGAAGATATGTCAATGGGTATGAACAAATACGGACTTGCTGCTATTAATAAAGATGGCAAATTCTTTAGCATTAAAGACAATGAGATTACAGGCGAGTTTGATAGCATTGAAGAACTTAAAAAACATCAAGAAGAATTACTTAACAAAGAAGAATCAGTTGAAGTTGCAGAAGGCGGTAATGCTTGGGATTTAGCAGTTACTACAGGAATGGAAATTATTCAAGACTGTAACGATGAAGAAGAATGCATTAAACGACTTGAAGATGAAATCACAGGTAGCAATGAGCCAGACGAATCCTATGCAGATATGATTTACAAAGACTATATTGAAAAGATTAAAACAGATGGCTTTGATAAAGTGAGACACGAAATTGACAGTCAAGAGTTTCACGGTGATATTGCAGGCGATGTTATGGATATGGAAAGCCAAGAAACTGAAGGTAATGAATTCAGTAAAAAAGTTCAGGACCTTAAGTCACAAGGCGCTAAAAAAGGCACCAAGTTTAAGACATCAGATGGTGAAGAACACACACTAGAAGGCGTGGCAGAATTTATTAAATCTTTTTATGATAGTGCTACAGGAACTTTTCCAAAAGGTCCAGAAGGCGTATGCACAATGGTTGGCAAAAAGTTTGGCGAACAGGCTGAACAGGTTGCTCGTAAGTTTGTAGAGAGAATGGCACCTGCACAAGAACAAGGCGCAGAAGAACTAGAAGAACTAGAACGCATTAAAGCACTTAGCGGTTTTTAATCTTTTTCTTTGGTTCCAGAATGTTTATGTGTTAAATAACATTAATGGAACCAAAATTACATTCTTTATTCCCTAAACCAGTATATCAAATACCAAATCTACACTTAGATAAACTCCCAGAAACTGAACAGGTTCTAAAAAATTATTGTGAATTACATGAAACTAAAAGATCAAATACACTAAATGTTAACTCAACAGCAGAAACTATTAATACACTTAATAAAGACCCTAAATTAAATTATCTATCAAAATCTATATTTGATTATTCAATTGAATTTATGAAAACTCTTGATTATGATCATCATTTGATAGAGGAGTGTAAGTTTCACAAAATGTGGTTTAATATTAGTAACGAAAATGATTTCCTCTTTCCGCATAATCACGGAGATTGCTTATTATCAGGAGTATACTATGTAAAAGCACCACAGAATTGTTTTTTACATTTTTATGATGATCCAAAGCAATACAAAATACAGATGCAAAATCCAAATTTATTTACAGCAGAAGAAATTGCCTTCGAATGCTTACCCGGAACTCTTTTAATTTTTAAAAATGATATGCTACACGGTAATGGACTTCAACCAGCCGGAGAAAAAATAGCAATTAGTTTTAATATAGGCTTATAGTGTTTTAATGATTTTCACTATTGATTTTTCTTAAAAACAATCTATAATAGTATTAAATAAGAGTGTAACAGAAATGTTGCACTTTTATTTTGGTAGACTCAAGCGGGACCTGATTCATCTCTCCCGTGAACTGTTTACATAATTTAATCTTAACAAGGAGAAACATTATGTGGACTAAACCTACAGCAGAAGAAATGCGCTTTGGCTTTGAAGTTACAATGTATGTAATGAACAAGTAATAGCGTTTTAGGTATCACCTGCTCTGCCTACAAGGTGGAGCAGTTTTTTAAATTCCCAAAAGGAATGAATATGAAAGAAATTATAGTAAAAGAAGTTTCCGATCCGTTTGAAGGACAACAAGCATATGCACAAGACGGAACCTTTTGTGTTTATAGTAAAGGCGAATGGATGTCTAAAAAAGAATACGATCGGGGAGTTTATATTAGATTATTAGACACAGGCGACTGCGTTTAGGAGATTATAATATGGCCAAAGCACCACAACCTAGTCCTGTGGGACTTGTAGTTGTTCTAGTTGTTTTTGCTTTTTTGATTTGGCACGGACCGTGGGACGAACGCTGGGGCGATCCAGATATTGTTTTAGAACCAATCGAAATACACGGCGTAGACTGCCAACGAGATTTAAAAGAACTAACCGTTACACAAATAGAAATTTGTGCAGATCTAAAAATTTAACCTAGTTTGGTTAAACAAATTCACTTTTAGTTAAAATTCCTGTTGACAAGATAAATAACATTGCATATAATAGTAAGTATGCATTAGGCATAAATGACATTTTTTATTAGGCAAACAAAGGAGGCTACAAAATGGCATCATTAGCAGAAATCCGCGCAAAACTAGCGGAACAGCAAAATCGCTCAAC